ATTATATACTATATCTGTGTATAGGGAAATTCCCTATACACGGTATGGTACTCATACTTTTATTCTACGTTTGATTATAGGAGGAAACAATATGTATAATCAAAACACTGGATTTGCAAATCCAACATTCAACACTGCTCAAATGCCTGTAGGAAATTACGCACCTGTAACACCTACAGATCCAATGACTCAGGCAGACCGTGAGTTGTTGAAACCTCAACAAAAAGCTTCTTTCTCTTTGGAAATTCCACCAGAAAAAGAAGCATGGGCTAAATGTCCACATAAAGACCACACTGGCTTCTTAACCGTAGCTGATGGTAAAGGTTGGGTACGATGCACACAATGTGGTGAACGTATTCCTACAACACCTTACAGTGATGAAGAAGTTCAAAATGCAGTGCGCACAATGCGCCACATTTGGCAACAAATCAAATTGTTCAGCATTACATTGCCAGCTGAAATCAATACTGAATTCATGATGAGCTTACCTATTGCTGAAAAATCTCTTGATTTGTACCACTTGGCATTCAAGAACTTTGATGATGTATCTCGTGGTATGAGCCGTGCTCAAAATGTACAACCTCAACAAGCTGTACGTCCAGATGCATTCACATCTTTCGACAATATCTTGAACGGTAATGTACAACCAGCATATGCTAACCCATGGGGTGCACAAGCTAACCCTAACTTCTACAACATGGCCAATGGTGGATACTACAATGCACAAACTATGAATGGTCAAATGCCTGTACAAACAATGCCTCAACAACAATGGCAGCAACAAGCACAAGCTCCATTCGGCTACAATGCACAACCACCTATGCAAGGTATGCCTAACCAAGGTCAAGGTCAAATGATGCCTAACCAACAACAACAAATGATGGGTGGTCAAGCATTTAACCCACAAGCACAAATGCAACAACCACCTGTATCCCCAGTACAACAATTGCAAAATCAACAAGCAATGGTAGCGAATGCTAACCCATTCAATGCTAATGCTTCCGTAGGTGCAACTGTTCCTGGTCCAGCTGTAGCAGCTCCACAAAAAGAAACTATTACAACTGACACAATCAGCTTAGGCTAATTATAAATAAAGACAACCCCATAGGAGTACATCTCCTATGGGGAATCTTTTATTTTTACTGAGGTGATAAAAATGGCTAATGATTGTTATCAAAACGTAGCATTCTATTCTCCTGTAAGAGAGGAGATAGAAACGCTTAGAGATAAATTGATATCTCTATATAATGATAAGAAATGCTGGCTACCATATGCTCTTAAAGATTTAGGGGTATGGGAAACAGAAGAAGACTTTGCTAAATTATCTGATGACTGTGAAGATGGGACCACATTACGTGGTGAAATGGTATGGCCACCAGATGATAATGAAATTTGGTCTACTACTTTACCTGATGGTACTCTTGTATGGTATTTCCAAACAGAGTATTGCAATAAGTGGACCTATATTACTACAGGGTTTAATATTCTGATAGATAAGATAGTTCCTAATAGTAGCATTAAGTTTGTCTACTATGCAGAAGAGCCTGGCTTTGCTATCTATGATACTAATGATAAAGATCATATTATCTTTGATGATACAGTGAATGTAGACTTTGGCTGGAGTAAAACAGAAGAGGGTAAAGATAAACCAGAATACTTTAGTATGTGTGATAACATGTATTATCCACAGACTTATAAAGACGTACCTAAGTATTTGAATGACGTTCTTAGAGATGAATTCAATATTAAAGACGTTAAACCGTTTGTACCATCAATGTTTTGTAAACCTGGTGAATCCATAGAAACAAGCTTTGAAGAATATATTGAAGAAGAGCTTGGGGGTACCATTGAATGGTGCAATATACAGCCTTTCAATTATGTAGACTGACTCAGAAAGCCCCAGCAATGGGGCTTTTACAATATGTATTTTTTAAACAAAGATTAACAGTTAAGTGAGAGGTGATAAAATGGCCAAAATAACAAAAGAGATGCAAGATAATATTGCCAATTATGGTGATGACTTTTTAACTCTTACTCCAACTGAAGGCGTACGACAGAATATTGGTACTTACCTAGGTTACTCTGGTAATCGAGGATTTATTAATATGATTAGGGAAATCTTTCAGAACTCAGCCGATGAGTTGATGAAGAAAGATTCTCCATGTGATGAAATTTGGGTATACTATGATGAGAGAAATCACGAAGTTACCATACAAGATAACGGTCGTGGTATTCCATTTGACATTATGGTTACTGCATTTACTAGTCAGAATACGTCAACCAACTATGAAAAGAAACCAGGTGCATTCTCATCTGGCCGACATGGTTTAGGTTCTAAAGCTACGAGTGCATGTAGTGAGCACTTTGTAGTTAAATCTTATCGTCTAGGTAAAGGGCAAGAAATGTCTTTATACTTAGGTGACCCTGAAACTGCCAAGGTTAAGTCTATCCCTAATAAGGATAACTACCAAGGTACAATTATTACATTTAACCCTATTCATACTATGCCAACTAAGAAACAAGGATACACCGGTTATCAAGCTGGTAAAGTTATTATGGGTGAAATCACTACAACTTGGCAAGATGTATTAGACTTATTAGAAAGTCTAATACCTTTACTTGATATTGGTGCTAAAGTAAACTACTTTGGTACTGATGCTAATGGTAAATGTCATAAAGTACGTATTGTGAACGATAAAGGTATTGCTGGTATCCTAGATTCCTTAGCAACTAAACCTATGATTGCTCCAATACATATCTCCAAGCTTAAAGAAGATGGGCAGATGAAAGCTGATATCTTATTTACTTTTGATAGTACAAAAACAGATGATATCTTTGCTGGTTATGCAAACTTCTGTCCTACACCTAGCGGAACTCATATTAAGGGTTTCGTTGAAGGGCTTACCAAATTCTTTAGAGATTATATGAATAAATACTTCTTAGGTAAGAATTCAAAACTAAAGATTACAAATGCTGATATTCTCAGTGGACTATGCTGTGTAAACTCTGTATATCACTTATATCCAGAATTTACAGGACAAGCAAAGGAAATCATTTCTAATGAAGACCTAGTCCCTTTTGTTAAAGATATCACGATAGACGGTTTAGACCAATGGGCTAAGACCTCTTCGTCGGATCTACAAAAACTTTGTAAATACTTTAAAGAAGTAGCAGAACTTCGTACGAAAAATGAAGCAGGACGTGTCCGTATTCAAGTTAAGAATGCTTCAGCTATTACTGGTCTTCCAGCTAAGTTTGTAAGACCTAAAGGTAAGAAGCATAACGAACTATTCATCGTGGAAGGTGACTCTGCTGCTGGTAATGCTCGTAATAGACGTGACAATGATTCCCAAGGTATCTTCCCTATTCGTGGTAAAATCATTAGTGCTTTAGCTAAGAAAAGAGAAGATGTACTTAAGAATGAAGAAGTCGCATCTATTATTTCTATTATTGGTGCAGGTTATGGTAAAAACTTTGATATTAGTAAGTGTAATTGGGAACGTGTAGTAATCTGTACAGATGCTGACCCTGATGGTGCACATATCCGTACATTGTTATTATCGTTCTTCTTATTATACATGGAACCATTAGTATTAGATGGTCGTGTATATGCATCTGTACCACCTTTATATGGCGGTAAGATTGATGGTAGGAACTTTAAGTACTTCACTGACCGTACAGAGTACAATGCATACTTACAGAAACAATTTTCAAAGAACCATAAAGTAACCTTACCTGGTAAGGTGAACTTTACCAATAATCAATTAATCAAGCTATTGAATTCTACAGAGTTCTATATTGAACGTTTAGAGTCTGCAGCGAATTCATTCGCCATCAATCCGTATTTATTGGAAGAAATTTTGTTATATGTGGGTAAAGGACTATCATTCAGTCAATTCAAATCTAAGATTACAAAGAATCATAAGTATTTGGAATGTAAGAATGATAAAGGCAACTGGACTATTACTGGTCTTTATGAAGATAACAAGTACCAAACTATATACATCAATGACCGCTTATTAAGCTTCTTTGAAACTATGCATTATAAATTGGTAACTGATATTATTAGTTCTCAACCTAGCCATTATGTAGTTGATGGTGAGACTATGTCCTTATATGGCTTATTGAATAAGTTTAAGGAACTAGCACCAAAAAACATCACTCGATTCAAAGGCCTAGGGGAAATGAACGAAGACCAATTATATGATACAGTAATCGGTAAAGATAAAGAAAGGGTTCTCGAACAATACACAGTGGAAGATATCAAATATGAAATTGCTAAGATTCGTGAAATCGATTCTAGTAAGATGGACCTAATTGCAGGGTTAGATATCTCCAATTACATTTTCTAGGAGAGAACTGCCATGATCATATATTATGCAGATACACAGGATGGGCGGTTAGCTGCCCATCTAATACTTCAGAACCCGGAGAAAGTTCTGATTGATGAAGAAAAAAGATTAGACCCTGAATATTGTCTATTAAATGACATTAATGATTCTAAGGATATTAAGCTTCTACCATATATATTTAAACCTAATGCTACTGTATTAGATAGGGTCAATAAAGATGAAGCTATTATATGCGTCGGTATTGGGTTTAATATAAATAATGCGGTATCTTTACATAGATTCAATGCAGTGGTGAATAAAGCTAGACGAGTGGTATTTATAGATTACTTACCAAAGTCTAAGATTTTAATAGAAAAGTATAAAGACAATGAGAAGATAGACTTTCATTACTATGAGTATGAGTGTTTATCTAGTATTGTCTGGTATATCATTATGGGTAAGAATGAAAGTATTCCACTTATTAATGGTATTAACCAATACACCCATAAGCCTATTCCTGATATCAAGGCTATTTATCAAAAGATGTATATAGCGACTTTATTTAGTGATCCTCAAGACGTTGTATGGGATAATCTCATGAATGAAACAGAAGAGGAGGCTAAGTATCGATATAAGACTATTGCATATGCATATGATTATATGAAACAACGATTACAGATTGATATTGACCGTGGAGTATACTATTCTTATATTGGAGATCTTAAAGTAAGATGTATGAGCGTTCAAGATGCTGAATATATTCCATCGGTCTTATATCATAAATCTTTAGTAACTATAAACTGGATATATGATGGCGATAGCTATCTATATAAAGTTTATGCTGATTTTGATGATTTTAATTGTGCGGAATTTGCAGCTAAGTTTAACGGTACTGGAACGAAACACTATGGTGTGTTCAGATCGGATGACTTATTGCTATATCCACATAATAGATCTCGGAGGAACTGATGGCGAGAAAATTCCACTTAGTGTCCACAGCACCTGAGGGCACATTACTACCAAAACGTTCAACTAAGCATTCTGCTGGTTATGACTTCTTCTCTCCTATAGATGCAGAAATCATGCCAGGTGCAACTCTTAATATCCGTACAGATATTAAAGTTGAAATGAATGAAGATGAAGTACTATTCATTGCTCCACGTAGCAGCTATGGATACAAATATCAAATGGCGTTAACAAATACTTTAGGTATCATCGATGCAGATTTCTACAACAATGAAACCAATGAAGGCAATATCAGTATCAAGATTAAAAACAATGGTACTGAGCCTATGTATTTGGTTAAAGATGAAGCATTTGCTCAAGGTATCTTTGTTAAGTATTTGACTACAGATGATGATGATGTAACTGAAGTACGTACTGGTGGTATTGGTAGCACTACTAAGAATTAATTGAAAGGTAAAGACAATGAGAAACTATATTAAACCTAACAAACCTGCAACTAAATTATTTGAACTTACTCTTCCTGTAACTTACAGTGGTAAACTATCCAACGAAGTAACTGATTGGTTAGTTAATACTTTAGAAACAGGTGAAATCTTCGATATGGTCGAAGTAAATGTATTTGGTAAACGTAACGTATTTACTCAAAACAAGGAAGCTCTTGGTTCTGTAATCGTTGGTTCTGTAAAAGAATCTGGTTTCAAAGATAATATGCTAAGTATTACTATCCTAACTGGTGAACGTAACTATGAAATTATTAAGAATATGAAACAAGCCGATGCGTTTGTATTCGTACGCCCTAATAACAAAGGTGGTTACAAAATCACTAAGATTAATATTAACGAAATCCAATAGTCTATATAGCCACTATGGTAAATTACAACCATAGTGGCTTCCTATTCATATCCCAATATGTCAAACTGGGAAACTAAAAATTTACCAAACGAAAAACATACATATAGACTGGAGGGATATACTTGGCACAAGAAATTAAAGTAAATACGCTAGATAAATTTAGAGAAGACCTGAAGCTATATGCTATTTATATAGCCAAGCACAGGTCAGTACCTGATTTCCGGGATGGTCTTAAAGACGTACAACGTAAGATTCTATATTCGATGTATGCAGACTTTCCACAAAATACAAATAGAACTTTTAAATCTGCAGGTATCGTTGGTGAGGTAATGAAATCTTATCATCCACACGGCGATAGTGCAATTTATCAATCTATTAAACCAATGGTTAACTGGTTCGAATGTAATGTACCATTAATCAGAAAGCAAGGTAACTTTGGTAACTTCCAAGGTGATGGTCCAGCTGCTGCTCGTTATACAGAAGTAGCATTAGCTGACTTTGCTAAAGAAGCTTTACTAGATGAATTAGATGGTGTAAATGGTTCTCCAAACATCGTTGACTGGAGTCCGACATTTGATAATAGTAAAGTAGAACCTGACTTCTTGCCTGCAAAGATTCCATTATTATTAATCAATGGTATCTTTGGTATTGCTGTAGGGTTTAGACCTGAAGTTCCACCACATAACTTAGGTGAGGTTATTGATGCAACTATTAAGCTATTAGACAATCCTAATGCTCACGTTGTATTGATTCCTGATCATAATATGCCATGTGATATTATCGAAACAGATTTCAAGAAGATTAGTAATAATGGTTTTGGTTCTTATCGTGTACGTGGTCATATTGATATTGGTACTTATGATAAGAAACCTGCATTATTCATTCATAGTGTACCTAACTCAGTATACTTAGGCACTATTACTGATAATATTGATACACTAGTATCTGAGGGTAAGCTACCACAAATTATCAATAGCTTTGAAAACCATACACCAACTAAGCTAGAGCATATCTTGGTATTGAAACCAGGGTCTGATCCTAACTTTGTTAGAGATACATTGTTTGCTAATACTAGTTTGGAATGCTCTTATCGGGTAAACTTACAAGTACAGTTTAATGGTAATATCCATAAGCTTACTTATAAGCAATACTTACTAGAGTTCTTACAATTTAGAAAGATTACTAAGCTACGTTTGTATTATAATCTTCTTCAAAGAGCTAAGACTAAGTTCCATGAACGTGAAGCATACATTACTCTATTGAAGTCTGGTGAGATTGACAAGATTATCAATATGATTAAGAAACGTAAAGACCGTGAAGATCAACCTATCATTGATTATCTTGTAACTAAGTTTAAGATTACTCCATTACAAGCTAAGACAATCATCAATACACAAATCAAGAACCTATCTATGGGTAACTTGAATAGATATATTGAAGAGGCTAAAGAGCTTAAAGCTAAGATGGAAGAATGCTTAGTTAAGATTCATAGTGAAGAAGCTCTCAATGAAGAGATTCGTAATGAATTACTATATTTCAAGAAGAAGTATGGTGTTCCTAGACGTTGTAGAGTAATCTCTAAAGATGATATTAATAATATCCCTGAGGGTAAGTTCAATATCGTAGTTACTGAATCTAATAAGATTAAGAAGTATGGTGTAAATGAACCATTGAATCTTAACCGTGGTGAACCATGTTCGGCATTTATCTTGAATGCAGACAATAGAGACAATCTATTGATGTTTGACGGATTCGGTAGAGTATTCAGTATGCCTGTACATAAGATTCCATTAACTGGTAAAGGTCAAAATGGTACAGATGCATTATCTTTGAATAAGAAGATGACATCTATCGTTACCAATATCATTAGTGAATCTAAGGTAAAAGAATTAGCTAAGTCTAAATCTTATACTATGGTAGTATTGACACAAGCTGGTTATATCAAACGTCTTGAATTAGATGACTTCTGTTCAGTAGCATCTGGTGGTCTTATCTATAGTAAGCTAGAGAATGGTGATAAAGTACAATCTATTGTCATTACTCAAAATGGTGATAATCAAATCATTACTTACTCTCATAAGAAAGCATTACGATTCAAATCTGATGATATTCCAGTATTGAAACGTGCTACTCGAGGAGTTAAGGCTATGAATACCAATGATAATGTCGATGGTATGTCTGTAGTCTATGGTGGTTGTACTAATGCTATTGTAGTAACTCATAATGGCTATATCAATAAGATTGATATTAGTGCATTGCCTATGTCCTCTAGAGCCAGAGCTGGTAACAACGTAATCAAACTAGGTCGTGGTGATGCAATCAGAGATATCTTAATCGTAAGAGATACTGATGTAGTCATGATTGAATCAGCTACAGGTAAAGAAGATGTAGCAGTACGAGATATTCCATTAGGCTCTTCTATCTCCAAAGGGAATAGAGTTCCTAATCTTATCCGTGTAGTAAAAAGAATCTAATTGTTTTATAGGATGGGAGTGATATCCCATCCTATAATTTTATCGAGGTGATAAAATGAAACAGCAGAAAGTTATCAAAATATTAGACGATCTTGGTATCATTACAGTTACTGAAGATTCTAAATATAATGATAAATGTGAATGTATATACACTGGTATCGATATACTATGTATAAAGTATCTTCTAAGATTAGAGTTTGATGATCTAACCAATCTAACTAGTGTAAAATTAGCACCTAAAGCTGACAATCTAGTAGCACCAGCATTTATAGCTTCTACAGCCAATTCTACTAGAGTTATAAGTACTAAAGTATTTAAAATCTTTCTATCTAAAGTTTACAGTATTCTTATAAAGCATAAGATTAAGTTGCTTAGAAATAAAGAAAATAGGTTCTATAAACTATTCAACAGAAGAACTTATACTTTACATATTGATGATGGTACTGAACTAAACTGGGAAGCTAGATCTAAGGATGGTAGCTATATTATATATGCTAACCAAGCTGGCTATGGCCAGTATTTATATAATCTATATAATATACCAAAACCTAATTCTGGGGATTGTTTTGGACAATCATTAGGATCTTATGTACATTTAGATAGTCTTTTAGACGTTATAGTGGATGGTGATAAAAATGAAACAGCAAAATGTGATTGAAAGACTCTCTCTTTATGGTTTATTAAGCCCAGACGATAAAGATAAACTCATGAATAATGTAAAAAGAGAAATTGGTATAGGTGTTTATATTAGTGGTGTAGAATACGCTCTTACACTAAACTTTGATAGTGAGAAAAACCTAACAAAAGTAAAACTAACACCTGAGTTAGATAGAGATGATCCATCATTTTCTATTAATGATCATATTATGAATGGGCATTCTATAAGAACTGAAGCATTCAGCTATCTTATATCAGCAGCTCATGACATAGTATTGAAACATAAGCTATCTATAAGTAGTGATGAGAATAGACTATATAAGTATTACTTTAAGAATAAGGAATATACACTATACCTAGATGGTAGTGTTAATTATGAATTTGGGTGGGAAGCTACAAGTAGAGATGGTAAGTATTATGTATCCGCAAAACAAGTAGGACATGGTGAATATACATACCAGTTATACCTAAACAAAGGATTAGTGCCTAGTCCTGATACTAGAGTCTATGAAGCAACTTTTATTGAATTAATTAATGTATTAACTCATGTACGTTATCTATATGAAGAAGCTAAAACCGATGTTAATGATAATGGTGATACTAATTTCTTAGAAGAAACTTTAGAATACTTAGATTATCTTAAGATATCTACTGATGATGTAATATGTGTTGTATATGGCGATGTATATATGTCTTGGGAAGCATTTGTTAAGAATGCAGACTTTAGATATGATAGCGGCTTCGGTAATGTAGAAGTATCAGATAATATTCGTATATATACTAGAGACTATATTATATATAGACATGAGTATGATGGTGCAGAAGAATGGAGAGCCATAAGCACTCTTGAATCTGTAATCTCTAAGAAAACACAAATACCTAACGATACAGAAGTTAACTTTAGAGCTGAGTAAGATTAAAATACAGGTACTGGAAGTTCCAGTACCTGTTTATTTTTTCTCATCATACTCTCATTTAACCTAACACTACTGTAATAGCAGTGACAGCTGTCTATTACAGCCTTATCTGGATTTAACGGTAGCCAGGTTTGGTTGTTACTTCTTATATACCGTATATTATACAGGTGCCAGTATCTTAACAAACGGCCATGTTAGATACTCGTTGCAGTGTTTGCGGGTTTATTATTGTTTTCCTTGTTGCAATAATAGACAAAGTTTCCTCTTAATGGATTAGGGTAGTCCATAACCTACCCTAATACCATTACTCCTATTTACGTGATACCGTGCGGTATAATAATACTCCTTACTTAAACTAAAATAGCTTACCCAGTATAGACACTGTCTATACTGGGTATTTGCCGTTTCGTAAAACTTGGTTTTTTCAGTTATATACTATAATGGTAATACAATGATTATATTATTAATTTATTTACATAGGAGGAATTAATCATGAGTATTTCTGTAGGTATCAAACGTGTTGGTGTAGATCATAACCACAATCAATATAAATATACAGTTTTGAGCATTGATGAAATCAAAGCTCAAACTGATAGCTTGATTGATTTATTAGATAGATGCAAACCTATCTTAACAACACAAAAAGTACTTCAAGCATTGCGTAGCGATAAAGTGGTAAATTATCCACTAGCTCACGAATATGCAATCTTAGAGATGAAAAAACAGGTGTCTGCGATCTTCGCAAACATCAGAGCAAAATATGCTCACAACGGTCTTGGCTTCAAGATCGAAACTATTAACAAAATTGAATCTTCTGTAAAATACAGAATTATGTGCATTATGAAAGATGCATATAAGATTCAAAATCAAAAATAAGATAATAAGGCTAGAGGAAATTCCTCTAGCCTTAATCTATTTTATTTTTTTTATTCACGACGGGATATCTTCTTACCACTTAAAGTTAATGGTGTTACGTTACCAATATTGATTAAATTAGTAGATAGATGTGAACCTAGCATATATACATTAAGTAAGTTCTTACTCATAGGATCGCTAGGATCATCAGGAATATCATCTTGAGAGATATAGCCTAATGTAGAGATAGTATTGTACATAGCTTGCTTAGCTTCCATAGAGTCTGCACGTGCTCTGGATAGTTCTTTAATAGTTGCATCCATACCACTAACTACAAGAGATTCCATTTCTCTATCAGATGTAATACCATTCTTATCATGGGAGATAAGCATACCTGTTTTATTATCACGCATAGCTATATTAGTAGAGATAGCATTCTTTTTTGTCAAGAATTGTTTCATACGTTTTAAATGTAAGTATCCTACCAAGGCTTCATGAGATGTAGCACCATGACCATTCTCATCTGTATAGATATATGGCATTTCGACTTTCTCTAAGATAGGTACTCCCATTACATCAGCAGCTTTCTCTACTTGGTCCATAGTTGGTTCTATCTCAAATACTCGAGTGATAAATCTAAATGGGTATTTACCAGATACGAACTTAGTAAACTCTTTATCACTCATATCAGAGAATATCTTTTTATAATAGTCAGTAACTTTACCAGATGGATCCATAGCTAGCATTACATCAAATACTAGCTTTTCGGCTTTCTTTCTTTGTGGTGTCATTTAGTTCCTCCTATAGATTAGAGAAGTGAATCATTAAAGCGAAATACATTAGAACGGAACGTTGGTAACTAGCTTTAGTTGCTGCACGGTTCTTACGTACATGATAACGTCTAGAACCATTCATTAACCACCGTTCTAAGATTTCCTTAGATCTGATTACTTCTTTGACTTTACTATTAGGTCTAGGTGCTGTAGTAAATCTTACAAACTCAACACGTTTAACGTCTTTCTTATCTGTGCTTTGGAAGAATAGATATACCAGAAGACTAATGAACTCTTTAACCTCGGTAAGAGACTTAGTATCATTCTTTAATACCCATTCTATGATAGCTTTGATTTCATCAGTAGATACATTGACATCAGCTGCCATCTTACAGTAAGAATAGTTTACACCCATAGTACTGATAGCTTGTACAGTCTTATCAATTACACGTTCAGCCATAAGACTATCAGTATCAGCTAATCTATAGTTATCTTCACTATAGTCATCACTAGCATAGTTAAGATATTCATTACGATTTTCAAATGCTTCATAATACAACGTAGCGATATTCTTCATGAATGATTTAATACGTGTATGTAATTGCTGTACGATATCTTTGATATCTTCATCATCAAAGTCTTCAAACTTATCTTGATAAGTCTCAGCCCATGTTGTAGCAATAGAACGTATTGCACCAAATACATTACCTTTGACTTTAAGATCATATTTAGCAGACATCTTATTATTAACTACATAGTCCATTACGTGTTTATACTCAATAGGCTGTACAACTTGGAATGAACCATAATGAATAGATGGATAGAAAGACCCAGAGAATGCTATATTAACTAATGATAAGTCTAATTCTTTATAGTATTTCTTTCTATTCATTAGGAAGTATCTAACTATACATAGCATAGCTATAGTAGTCTCATCTTTAGCAGCCGCCGGGTTAAAAGACGGAATACTAAAATAGAAAGTATTCCGTAATTCTCTTTGGATGACAGAACGTTGAATGCCTAGCATTCTGAAGAATTCATCTCTATCGTTATCAGTAAAGTAAATACGTCTATATGGTGCAATAGCATATAAGTCTTCAGCTCTAGCTGCAATGAATTTACTGATGTATTGTTTATATTGGGAAACCCTTCTAGAGATAGCTTGCTCTATCAGAGGGTATATCTTCTTAAGTATAACTTCGTTATCTTGCTTCATCATTATCCTCCTTGATTTTATTAAGATGTTTCCGTGAAACACTTTAATAAGCCAAGGAGGAATAAGCAATGTTTATTTATAACGAACAGTATTTTGGTAAGACACCAAGTCTTATCAAACTAGAATCTATCATCGGAGATATCCGTAAACAAAAGTACAAGAATGATACAGTAGTCGAATCTAAAGAACTAGCTAAAGTCATGAAGAATCAATTTGGGTTTGCTAATACTAATTTCTTAGTAGACTTCACTACAGCAAAGAATGCTTATACATTAGTATTTAGAGATAAACTAAATGGTATGGGTAAACCTGTCTTTAAGAATGGCACATACCAATTTAACCCAAAAGACGGTTATGATCTAAATGTATATTTCTCTTATGGTTTATTATGTGATACTAGCTTTACTAATGAAGAGCTAGTAGCCATCTTATTACACGAGATTGGTCATCATTTCAGTGCTAAAGCTGCTATGTATGAATACAATCTCCCTAGTATCAAGAACCTAGTTCGCGGTATGACTGATATGAATAAAGCTATCTATAATTTAACTAATGGTGCTAAAGAAGATATCCGTAATATTAGTGATGCTAATATAATGGCTGGTATCCAGCAAGCATTCAATGGTTTAGATTGTAGGTCTGCTTTGGCTTATATTAATAACGGTGTAGTCTTAGTTAAAGATGCTATCTTAAATGGTAATATCTCAGATGCATTCAAATTCCTAACTGGTGATAAAACTGTAGTCAATAAAGTAATGAATACTAAGTTTGACCAATCAGTGAAGAATCTTGTTTCTGAATATGATAATGAAGAAGAGAAGTCTGATGCATTTGCCACTATCTATGGTTATGGTCCTGCATTGACTACGGCATTGACTAAGTTAGAGTCTAATAAATTAGATACTAGACAAAGCACTACAGAGTCTAATGTATTAGAATGGATTCTTAAGTTCTACGTTACATTTGGTATTATAGGTGTATTTGAATTCTTTATCGATTCAATGGCACATATTGATTCCAGTAAACGTACATTAGCAGCATTAGCTGTATTAAACCAAGAACTTAAGACAGCTAATCTTACACCTAAACAACGTAAACGTATCCAGCAAGATATCATTGATATCACTAAAGATTATGAATCATATCTTGAAGCAAAACAAGCTTTATTTAAGAAGACTGGTTACGTTAAACTAGCGTTCGTATATAATAAGATCTTATTCTTATACCATACTAAGTTTAATAGTGATCGTAACTTAGAATCTTATCAGCAACTATTGAACTTGTATAGAATGGCTTCATCTAGATCCTAACATATAAGTAGCTAAGATTTTTTCATTTGACTCCTAAATAACTAAATGTACTTACCTAGTAGAACCCTAGTACGGATACAATCTGTACTAGGGTTTTATTTGTCTTTTGTAAAAAATAAAATCATATAAACAATATAGTGATAGGTAGCACCTCGTATAATCTATAACTTATAAATCTACCTATCAAGAGGCTCATATAGTTGATACTTTCAGTATAGTAGGCTATCTCATAACCATTCAATCCCTACTATACTTCCCTTCTAATCAACTATAAGGGTCAAGCGCTTCTTCAAGAGTTATCGAATTAACTCACTTTAAACACAACAAGAATACTCCATATAGGCATTGCCTGTATGGGGTTTTCTTGTGTTACCTATACCACACTTATATAAAAAGGAGGATAATTTATGGAAATTGATGGAATGCCAGAAATTAAATTAAGCAGTGTATCTGCTAAAAAAGCTGTATCTCCGTTACGTGAAGAACAAGAACCACAGTTATCTGTATTCTTAGGTGGTACCTGTAATGGCTCTGTATGGAGAAATGATTTACTTAGAATGCTAACTGACAAGGTAAAAGCATTTAACCCTGTAGTATCAGTATGGGATGAACGTGCTAAGTTTGAAGAGAAGTATCATCGTGACCATGATGATGTAAGACTATATTGTATTACGCCAGCTATGTCAGGAGTATACTCTATTGCTGAAGTAGTAGATGATAGTAATAAGAGACCTGAAAATACTATACTATGTGTATTGTATAGTGACTTTGGTGGTGATTTTACTTATACTAATCATCAGCTAGATTCTATGAAAGCTTTAATGGATTTAGTAGAGTCTAATGGTGTAAAAGTATTCGATAGCCTATATGACGTAGCAGTCTACTTAAATAACAGAGCTGAACATATAGCTAAATAATTCATTTATGGAGGAAAAAATTATGGCAGATAATAAATATGGCGTAATCAATGAAGTTGGTGACTTAGGATTAGGTTTCCAAGAGCTTAATGATAATGATCAAAAAGTGCTTCAAGAACAATTGAAGCAAGAACAAGACAAAGATAAAAAATAGTTGTCTAAGATATGTAGTAGAGCCTCTTATTGGTTCTACTACATATTTATTTTTTACACTCACTGTAACTGTATATTAATCAGGCCCAATATGGGCTGTTATAGGTTACTTATTTTAAACACGAGGTAATTATTATGAAAGCAAAACTTATTGGTATTGGGGCTGCTGGTAACAAAGCAGCTATGCATGCTATTAACCAAGGCGTATTTGATCGTAAAGACGTTTTACTTTTGAATACAACTCAAAAAGATATGAAAGACGAATTCAACGATATTAATATCGTATTCGGTGATAACCGTGGTGGCTGTGGTAAAGAACGTGATATGGCTAAAGGATTAGCTATGGAAGCTTTACGTGCTGACTTATTCAAATTAGACTCTTTCCCAGATCCTCAAGATGAAGCTATTATCATTGTATCTTCTTCCGAAGGTGGTACTGGTTGTGGTGCTTCTACTATTGTAGCTAAGTACTGTAAACAAGTATTGAAAATGAATGTACACATGTTTGTATTCACTGGTTTCGAACAAGATGCTCGTGGTATTCAAAACACTGTAGAATACTTCCAAGAATTATCTGATGAATATACTGTACAAGCTATTAGTAATAAGAAATTCTTAGATGGTATCCGTAGTAAACAAGATGCTGAACGTGCTGCTAACCAAGAATTCACTCAACGTATGGCAGTTCTTCTCGGTCAAGACTTAGTAGAATCTGATCAAAATATTGATGATACAGACTTATACAAATTGTCCACTACTCCTGGTTTCATGACTATTGAAAAAGCTAAAATTGCTAGCATTAAGAATACTGAAGACTTATATAAAGAACTTCGTAAAATGTTAGACTATAGCAAATCTTTGGAATTCAAACCTACAGCTAAACGTATTGGTGTAATCTTTGGTCTAGTTCCTGCGGCTCAAAACATGGACTTGAATACTGATGTATTACGTGAACGTCTTGGTGAACCATATGAATTCTTCACCCATATTCAAGATGCTGAACCTGGTAAAGAGTTCATTGAATTCATCGCTTCTGGTATCAAAATGCCAATCGATGAAGTTAATAAAGCTTACCAAACTTACTTAGAACGCACTTCTAAAGTTGATAAATCTAAAGACTCTTTCTTTGATGAAGCTTCTTCTATGACTATCAATAAAGAAGATGGTATGTTTAACTTTGATAAGACTGGTCCACAAAATATCTCCAAAGCAGATAAAGATGCATTCTTTGCTAGTTCCAAGCCTGTAGTTAAACCACGTGTAACTGTATCTGCTAAAGATGATTTTTTCAATCAAACTACAGAAAAGGTTACTGTATCTCCTACAGTTGAAGTTCCAGAAGAACCAGTTAAACCTAAACGTGTAATTATCACTAGCAATGGTATTACAAAAGACTATTAATCCTACCGATATACGAGGTGACTTATGAAGGGCATTTATTTTAATAACCTGAAGAATCCTGCATTAGATCCTATTGTAGATACGATGGAATTGAATATGCTATTAGATGATCCTTCGGAAGCAGAAAAAGCAGAGATTAGAGATAACTTTGTTAATGAGGTTATGTCTAAAGGATATAATGAAGATGAACTTAAACTATTCATCTTTAATAACTTCCATGAGTTCGTTAAATACTCTTATGAAGTTCCTGAAGTTGCTAAGCTTTGGGAAGAACGACCTATGGTTCCTAAGCTAATTAAACAACTGCTTACTAAATATACTCCAGGGTTTAGTTTTAATAAGCTAGACCGTATCTATATAAACGGAGTAATCTATAACCATAACGTAGTACATCAAAACGATGAAGTTCCTAGTATGGTTACAGAGATACTTAATGATTTAGGTATGACAATCAATAAAGACGTATGCGAAATCTTAGATAGCATCTATTATCTTCCTAGACAGTTCTATACTATGGCTGTAATAGCAAGATTCTCAGATGTACGTGAAGAAATCAATATTAGACGTATCTTATTCTTATTGATGATTACTTATGAATACAATACTACCACTGTAGATGATATCCGCATCATTCTTGAAGCATTATTCTATGGTGAAATGACACCATTGTTTATTATCAATATGCTAGATACTCATAGAAGTGAGCAATGGTACAACTATAGATATAGAGCGGCTGAAGAAGATACTACATTTGCTCTATATAGAATAGTAAATGCTATGCCTAAACACATCATTAAAGATACTTTACTCAAATATAGTGAAGTCTGTGTAGCTAGACAGCTTAAACTAGATGATGTGAAATGGACATTGGTAAACTTACCATTAGATGACTATAGAGAGTTGGCTATTATAGCTGATACTCTAAAGAACGATGGTTATTATTTACCATAACAACACAAAAAATAATACATGGGTAGAGAGGATGCCCTACCCATGTATATCTTTATCTATACACCATATCTATGATATAGTCGCATGCGCCATAGTGGCACCATATGTTCTATTGGTGTATCTTTATCTGGTAAATGTTCACCAGACTCAGTACCAACAGGTATAGATTCAGATGCTAGTCTTCTAGCTTCGAGCTCAGGAATCTGAGCGCAAAGCGAGAGGAGAAACTCTCTGCTCATAGGGATTCACCTCCTTATGACAAGTAGACATATGTCTACAAGTGTATGGTTGGATTTAGATACAGCTAGTCTGAATAGCTGTATCTACCATACACAATTATAGTATGCAATCATAAAACAGTTTACTATACAGAAACTCCCATATAGGCATTGCCTATATGGGACTTCTTTTTAATTCTTACATACTAGGAAACAAGAAAGTATATAATACTTTGAAATTGTGTAAGGAGGAAGCACTATGAGCGAAGATTTAATTTCTATAGTATCTGATAAGATGGGTACATCTAGTAGTACAAGTATTTATGATGTATTATACCCAACAGGGTTCTTTAATGTAGACTATTTGAATGGTTATAAGATTAATGGTTATCATAAAGATGGTACTAAATTCTCTTATGATGCATTTGGCATTGTAGATGGGTCTTTTAACTTAGTTGTAGGACGTACTGGTTCTGGTAAAACAACAGCAGCTATCCAATGGGGTGCTAATATCATTCGTCGTTTTGAAAAGGCAAGAATGTTTATCGCATCTATTGAAGGCGGTATTACTATTAACCGTCTTGAAGCATTGACTGGTTGGTTTGGGGATGACTTATTTAAACGTGTAAGTATCCGTAATAGTGGTCTTAATGTAGAAAGTATCTATAAAGAAATCTTATCTATCTATGATGCTAAGATGGCTAATAAAGAAGAATACTTATATGATACAGGTCATGTAGATTCTCGTGGATTACCTATCATTAAGATGGTACCAACTGTATACGTAATTGACTCCGTAGCCAATATGGTTCCAGAACGTGTAGCTAACCGTGGTGAAATGGGTGGTCAAATGGATGCAACTGCTATTGCTAAAGCTAATACACAGTTCATCAAATTGACTATGCAATTACTTAAGACTGCTAATATCATTGTATTGGCAATTAACCACATCAATAAACGTGTAGAGACTGGTTTCATGCCAACTAAGAATGATATCCCATATCTTAAACAAGATGAAACATTACCAGGCGGTAAAGCTATTAACTACGATGCTAATAATATCTTCAAATTGGACGATAAGAAGATTAAAGAAGAATCTTTTGGTTTCAATGGTAAAGAAATCGTAGTTCAAATGATTAAGTCTCGTACTAATAAAGCCAATATGACTACACCATTATTGCTTAACTTTGATATTGGGTTTGACCCATACTTCTCTTTATTATTACTTCTTAAAGATACTGGTCGTGTTAAAGCCAAAGGGGCTTATATGCAACTAGATGAGCATGCTGATATGAAGTTCACCAATAAGAAGTTTACTGAAATATTATTTGATAATAAGGACTTCCAAAAAGTATTCTTTGAAGCGGCTAAAGAAGAATGTCGTAAGTTATTAACTCCAACTAAGACTTTAACCGAATCTGTAGATAATACATTGTCTAATGATGTAATGGCATTATTTAGAGCAATGGACCAAGTAGAAGAGTAATTGTATATTATAGTTTTGAACCAGAAGATTCCAGTAATCTTCTGGTGCAATTCTATGCTTGTTACATAATGGAAAGGGGTAAGTACATTGGCAACTAGCGTAAATATTGTAGACGAAATTAAGAAATATGAAAGGAGATTGAAATTCCCAGAAGAGGCATTAGGTAAAGAATTGGCCGAACCTATTCCGACAGCAGTATCTGGGTCACGTAAATTATTGTATTCAACACAGGCCGACCAAGTCATGTCTTTGAACACACCTGAAGTGCCGTTCTTACAGACAGGATATGAGAATGAGTTTGGGCATAAGTCCACATCATTCAAACAATACCATGGTGATGATTTAGTTATCTTAGATAAAGTTGACAAGTTTAACTGGATACCTAATCACCATTATTTTCTACTTACATACAATGCTAATAAGAATATCATTGATGTCGTAGAACGATGCTCATACTTACATATTACAGAAAGCTATGGGTATGACCAAAATACTAAGTACTTAGATTCTCTAGGTATTGGTAGTAAAATCCGTACAGGCGATATCTATCTCAAATCCAAAGGGTTTGATGAGTATAATAACCGTATGGATGGTGTAAATCTATTAGTTACTTATGCTGCTATCTCTGATACTACAGAAGATGCTATTGTATTATCTGAAAGCTGTGCTAAGAGACTAAGTTCTCCATTGTATCATAAAGTCCAAATCATGGTCAATGAGAATGATATCATGCTTAATCTATATGGTAATGAGACTATCTATAAAGTTATGCCTGATATCGGAGAAGAAGTATCCAATAGTCTTCTATTGGCTACAAGACGTGAGAATAAACAAGAATCCTTGTTCTCTCAAGTATATTCCAGACTTATGGATATCAATATGAATGACAATAAGATTACTGCTACAGGTACTGTAGTTGATGTCAATGTCATTACTAATAATCCAGATATGATGGAATCATCCAACTATACTACACAGCTTAGAACGTATTGGAAAGAATCTATTCGATTCTCCCAAGAGCTTGTAGATAAAGTGGATATGTACAAAGATCGTTATCCTAATGCTAAGATTGGATACGAACTACAAGTACTTTATTCTAGAGCAAAGAGCTTATTAGATGGAGAGAAGTTCTCTCTTGATGGTAAGAAAGCTTTCTCTAATATCTTCCTTGAAGTTGTAGTACGTGAAAACAATGAACTACATATCGGGGATAAGATTACTAACCGTTATGGTGGTAAAGGTGTTATTAGTCGTATACTACCTGACGAAGAAATGTTTGAGACTATTGATGGTCGTAGAGTAGAAATGATCTATAACCAAGGTACTTCTACTAACCGTCTTAATCCAGCTCAGATATTCGAAACCGAAATAAATGCCGCATCTGCTAAACTTCTAAGATACTTACCTATGGAAACACCATATGAGGTAAATCAGTCATTAGAACGTATTGCTACATTTATGAGTATCTTCACTCTAATGCAAGCTAATGCATTCAGGGAATATGTCTATGCCTTGAATGATGATAGCAAGTTAGATTTACTTAAGTCTATGAAGAATGATGGATGTATAATTCTATCAGTATCTCCAATACAAGAAAACATTGACCTAGATAAACTAGTAGCTATGTATGAGTTATTCCCTGAATGTGAGATTGATTATGCTTATTGTCAATTACTTGATAGTAATGGTAATCCTCGTAAGGTAAGAACCCAACGACCTTTACTAGTGGGTCATCAATACATTGTAAGACTTAAACAGTATGCAGAAGATAAGTTCTCTGTAACTTCATTGTCTGCTACAAACTCTAGAAATGAGAATAGTCGTAATAAGAACCCAGGTGAGGGTGGACATAGATTCCCTAATACTCCAGTACGTTGGGGTGTAATGGAAACATCCGCTATGCAACACATTGGTTCTTGGTTCAATGCTATTATGCTTCTAGTATATAGTACGTCTCCACATGCAAGACGTAAAGCTAAGAATCTATTAACAGATTCACCATTCAATATCGACGTTAAAGTTGATAGTGAATCTAAATCTAGATCTGTAGAAGTACTTAATGTATATCTACGGACTATAGGCTTAAGGATTAGATTTGATAAATATAAGAAAGTGATTAAGAGTATCTTTGCTCTTCCATCTTCTATTCCACACATGTTTATCGAAGTTCCTGACGCCGATCGTAAACCTACCATTGAGATGGTGGATGATAAGAAAGGGTTTAAGATTCCACAAATCATCTTCAAAGGTGATGACCCTAAACCTAATATGTTTATCAATCCACCTAAAGAGGAAGAAGAACCTCAGAAGGAGTAAGCTATGTCTGATTTGAGACAAGTTTATATGGATATACTAGGGGGCAACTTTGAGTCTGCCCTCGATCCTCAAAATGTATATCTTATGAATCATATAGCAACTTGTGCTCTTCAAGATGAGAATAATGTACGTCTTGATGATGTAGAGTTGGTATTACGTATAAGCAATGCACTATACAATGGTACTGATATTGAAGTGCTACCACTTGAAGATGGTGTATATGATCTCTTGTTAGAAATGTATAAGAGATATAACCCTAACTTCCAAGTTGGTGGAGCCAATATTGGTATGAATAGTGTACGTAAAGATAAAGATGGTATTGCTGAATATCCAAATATGTTTATACCTGTCCCTATAGGGATTGAGAATACATATGGTATGGATATTCTAGCATATGGTAACACATCTAAGTTTGCTACACCATTATCATGGAATAATGGTCAAGTATCTGATAGACAAAGAGACACAGCTCATAAGTATCCAGAATTAGTTGGTACTCTTGATAAGTGTAAATTTGTATTAGACCATCAAGCATATACTGCTGGTGTAGCAGAAGATCCTAATGTAAAGATCTTTGAACGAGATTTCATTGGATTACATTTCCATAATGGTGTAAATAATCCTAATGACATTCTCAATATAGTTATGGAACTCAAGTATGATGGTATCTCTATTGAAGCCGAAGTATCTAACCATGTAGTATCTGCTAGAACTCGTGGTGATTTGGATAATGATAGAGCTACTGATCTTACTAGTGTATTGTATGGATATAGATTCCCTAATACTATTCCAGACAATGAAGTCTTTGGTATGAAGTTTGAAGCTATCATCACTAAGTATGATATGGAAAGACTTAAAGCAAAGACTGGTAAATCTTATACCAATATGAGAACTGCAGTATCTGGTATTCTAGGGTTAGCTAATGCTAGAGAATACTTAGAGTATATTACTTTGGTTCCATTAGGTACATCATTACACTTTGATACTAGAGAAGAAGAGCTTATGTTTATGAATAGATACTTTGCTACCAAAGTATCTAATGCATATAAAGCTTTCTCTGGTAGATATGACCATGTATTATATATGGTAGATAAGTTCGTTCAAGATGCTGATATGATGCGTCCATATATGACATTTGCTTATGATGGTATTGTAGTATCTTACAATGATAATTATCATAAGCAACTCTTAGGTCGTGTAAACCATGTCAATAAGTATAGCATGGCTATTAAGTTTAATGCTATGAAACGAGTAACTAGATTCCGTGGATACTCTTATACAGTTGGTTCTAATGGGGTAATCACTCCGATGATTATATTTGACCCAGTAGAATTCAATGGTACAGTTCACTATAAAGCTAGTGGCCACTCTTATGAACGATATAAGAAACTCAGTCTTAGATACAACGATGAGATTGAAGTGGCTTATGTAAATGATGTAATGCCATATGTAAGTAAGCTATACAATACAAACAATGATAAGAATGAGAAACTATACCCTATAGAACCATTCATTGATCATTGTCCTGCATGTGGTAGTCAATTAGTAGAATCTTTCTCTGGTAAGACTATATCTTGTGAGAATCCAACCTGCCCAGGTATCCATCAAGCTAAGATGGTTAATATGATGGTAAGATTGGATTTCAAGAACTTTGGTCAAGCTGCTATAGAGAAACTAGAAATCAAGTCTCTTAGAGATCTATTTGAAAATGTAGATGAGACTAGATTATTCAATGCTGGATTTAGAGAACGTGGTATAGCTAAGTTCCTAGACCAGCTTAATGAAATCAAATCCAGAGATAACCTAGACTTCGTTATTGTTGGGTCTTTAGGTTTTACTGATATTGGATTTAGTACATGGTCAAATATCTTCAACGTAATTCCATTAGATTGTCTTATCAAGTTATCTGATGATGAATTATCTGATAGACTATTGGCTATTCCAGGTATAGGTCAACGTACAGTAGATACTATTCTCAAAGAACGTGTAATATTTGCTGATGACTTAGTCTATATCTATACAAAGATACCTAATCTGAAACATAGTATCAATGCTAAGCCAGCTAAACGTATATGCTTTACTGGTATTAGAGATGCTAATGTCGAAGCAGCTTTAATGGCTAATGGAGATATGCCTAGTGAATCCATAACTAAGTCTACAGATTATCTTGTAGTACCTTACAAGGATTACTCATCTTCAAAGACAGCTAAAGCTGATAAGTATGGTATTCCAATTGTAACTATAGATGAGCTAGTAGCTCAACTAGGGTTAAATATAAAAGTTTAACCCTAGTGAAACAAATCTATAAGTATATATTATAAATGAGATAGTGGTTTGCTATCTCGTTTCTTTTGGTTATAGGAGGATATTATTATGATTAAGAACCTAACAGAAACAACTATTTTTCAAACATGGAACTCTCGTCTAGTTGATGAAGTAGGCTTTGATGTTCCATTAGCGAGCTTTAAAGAATTATTCCGCCCAATCATCTTCTCTTTGGCTAACTTCTTATCCAAAGTAGGTGGTGCGGATATTGCTACATCTGCAGTTACTATTAGTAATACAGATGGTGTGTTCTTGTGTGCATTGTTGGTTAACCGTACAGTGGACCAAGAAAACAAAACATCCTTTGATGTATCCTTTACTACTGATAAGGAATTAGTTGACAATAGTGAATTATGTCAATATACTATTGCGGCTTCTGAACGTGAGCTTCAAGAATTTGTAAACAAATTCATCTTGGAAGAAGTTAAAAACCGTTTCCAAACACCTGAATTGCTTTATGATTTCTTACGTGTATTATTCAGCACTATCTTGAATTACACTAATAGCTTGACTCGTGATGAAATCACTGAAGAGGGCCTTGAAATCGACATCGAAGATACTATTACTATTGCAGTATCTTTAGATGAAGAAGGCAATCGTGTAGTAGCTATTGAACCAGGTACTGCATTGAAAACTTATGTCAAAGATGACAAATGTAACCAACAATAGTAAATAAGATTATACAAATCCAGGGTCTAGGGGTATTTCCCCTAGGTCCTTGTATAATTTTTATTAGCGGGGTTAAATCATGAAGCGTGCAATATGTGAAGGGAAACTACTTAGTCTGTATGATATAGATACAGACTATAATGATTACTTTATGAATGATACATCATTCATGGGGTATATTGATGAGGGAACTGGTATTATTTATCCTAGCACTACTCAAACTTACATAAGTAAGAATCCAGGTAAAGCTGGATTCTATAAACATGGTCCATTCTTAAAGTTTATCGAACCGTCTGATGAAGAGAGAGATAACTTTACTTTTGATAAATTGGAACATGTAGATTGGGATAATACATCTAGTATTAGTGACGTAGTAGCTAAGTCTAAAGAGGCATTCTCTTTAGATAATAGATTACTTAGTAACGTCACACCAGACAATATCTTTGCACCACCAATTCATTCTGATGACTCTCCAGAGATGGTTGGTATGAAAACAGCTATTGCAAAGAAGAAGATTGACTTAGACTTATATGGTTATCGTTTTGGTGAGAACTTCAATAACGATAAACGTATATTTGATAAGCCATCTATGACTTTAAATAAGTTAGTAACTATCTGTGATAAGACAGATATAGATGCTTATCTCATTCTCAAAGACAAGGATGGGGATATCCCTAATCCTATGGGAGAAGAGATAGTAGTAAAACTAACAAATGGAACGGAAGAGGAGGGTAACGATGAACAATAGTTGGCAAAGCAAGTTCATTGCCGATTATAATGATAAGAATCGTCCTAAGTTTAATGACGTATTCTTCTCTAAATCCGATGATGCTATTATCGAAGACCTAAAAGCTATGCTTATATCTTGTCAACGTGATAAGTATTTCACAGTTAAGATATTAGGATTCGATACTATAGAAGACTATGATGAAGTAAACAGACTTCTCATAGAAAACAATGATAATATCACTGTACCAATCAAAGATAGTTATCTTAAGATACTTAAGGTAACCTATTATATTGAGGTCAATGGTTATAGTGACACATTTGATGTATATATAGCAGTGCCTAGAGTATTCGAAGGTGCTTATATCATCTTAAATGGTAACACGTACTTCCCATCTTTCCAATTAGTAGATGGGAGTACTTACAATAATACATTAGCAAAATCATCTAAAGTACAAAAGATTACATTAAAGACAGTCTTTGGTGCTTTACGTATGATTCGTAACTTCTATGACTATCAGACCACTGATGGCACTGTGCTTAACGGTACAGTATATTCTATCATGTCTAATGGTGCTTCCTATAAGGGTAAGAAGAATGCAGTAGATAGAAAAGTTCCAGCATTCAAATACTTATTTGCTAAGTATGGTTTATACGAAGCATTAAGTCTATTTGGATTCGATAATACTATCTTCATTTCTAAAGAACCTTTTGAGGAAGAAGAGAATTACTATACGTTCAAATGTCAAGCCACTACTAGCCGTATAGGCTATGTAAAAGTAGCTAAGATACTATTTGATAATGACCGTGTATATCAATCAGCAGTTATAACTATCTTAGATAATCTTCGTAGTTTAAAGACTGGATATACAGCAGAGTCATTATTCAATAAAGACTACTGGGTTATTTCTCTTGGTGCACATTTCGTTAAGAATAATATGGAATATGAGAAAGGCTTATCCGCTCTATATTCTTTAGAAGATCAATACGATATAGTCACCAAGAAGAATATCAGATTACCATATGAATATAAATCTAATATTTATATGATACTAAGATGGATGATGGCAGAGTTCTCTAATATCCGACTTAAAGATAACACTGATGTTACCAATAAGCGTATTAGATGGTCTGAATGGATTGCGTCTCTATATGTAATGAAACTAAATACAGGTATGTATCGTTTAAATGATATAGCTAGACGTCTTAAATCCGATACTATAATCAAACGTTTTAGACAATGTATCGATATCAAACCTATGTACTTAATATCTGAGCTACAAAAGAGTGGTATCAAAGGTTTCCGTAATATGGTTAATGAACGTGATGCTATATTACAATTAAAGTGGACTTTCAAAGGACCTACAGGTCCTGGTGAAACATCCAATAAGAATCTCGAGGGTAGACTTAAACGTATCTCTCCATCTCACTTAGGTATCTTAGACTTTAATACTTCTTCACCAACTGAACCTGGTACTAGTGGTATTATGTGTCCTTTGAATCAAAGTGTATATGATGGGTATACGTTTACTAGTGATGGTGAACCTAATAGCTGGGATGCATCTTTTAATGAACTTAAGCAAAGTTATAGAGATGCTATTGGTGTTAAGTCCGCATTTGAATTAGCAGATGATATCGGAGCTGTTCTCGAGGGAGCGGATGATGGTAAGAATCGTGCTATCTATGAAATGTATCAAATGGGTAAATCCATAAGCCTAGCTAAACAGTCAAACTATCAACCTGGAGATCTTATAGTTGAAGATTAAAAGGGAGTGTTTATTATGGCGGTAAAAGATATTTACCATCGTGTGTTCATTATGTCTCGTCAACAAATGGAAGAGCTTAAAGAACGCAATAATCAACTAGGTTTAAAAACAGAATTCGGTAAAGTAATCGTCAATGGAGTTGAACGTGTATATTCTGATATCATTCTTGATATGGCAGATTGCCGTTACCCTGATGCGGTTAAAGTTATCGAAGGTGACATTCGTGCTATTAAGCACACTGAAGTAGTTTAAACTAAGTAAGTATATAGTATGGGTCTAATGACTCATACTATATACATTATTTTTAATAGGAGGAAACTAAAATGAATATTCCAGCTACACTAAGCTTCTCTAAATTAGCAGAAGATCTTAAAAATGCTATCTTCAAAGATGAAGAAAGATATAGTCTTATGCCTAATTGTGATTACTATGGTGAAAATGCTAGATGTCTAGCTTCATGGATTAAACGTGTCTTTATTGTGGAAGATAAAGATATTGATTATAATAAAATACGTATGATAATCCATAGATTCCCAACAAACAAACTAGTTGGGTATGTATATCTAGATACAGAAGATGAAAAGATTAATACAGACGAATTCATCTCTACTATCCGTGTAGACATCGATGATGATAATGATTATATGTATAATGAAATTATGCTAATCAATACTAAAGCAGTATTGAAAGCTCTACAAAATAAAAACTATGATGTATTTATCAGTCTATGCTATGAGCTTACTAAATATATCTATAGAAATGCTACACCTGAGGCTAATCAGGATGCAGTAACTGCTATCACGTTATACATTGATTTCATGTATAATCAATTATTCTCTGATATGGAAATGCCACATACATATGCTAATAAAGTATACCGTACATTATTAGATACAAACTACTGTAGCTATGTACCAATCATTAAAGTTATTAAGAAATTATATACAACTGAGGCTTGTATGTACTTCGTACCATTAGTGGGTGAGATGCTTATTGAAGCAACTAAGCAACCATATTATACTGAAGAAATCGGTAAAGGTATGGTGGCACGTGTATTTGAAGATGAACGCTTTGAGTTGGTTGTACCGATGATTGTCAAGAATTGTTTACAAAAGTTATCTGATGAAAACATATTGAATGCCGCATTAGCACATGCTCCATCTATACTAAAATATCTTGGTGATGAATCTCATAAAGAAGAACGTGATACTCTAGTAGCATATATCAAAGAAAAAGTTGATAACTATGTGAAAGAACACCCAGAGCTAGCTGACTTCAAAGGATTCGAAAACAATGATAAAGCATCTTATAAACCAAATGGTAATTTCATTGTACCTGGTCAAAAACTAAATGAACAAGCTATCTTAGATGCTAAAAAAGAATTCATGAAGAATCGTAATAAGAAGAACTAATATGGCTAAGTCAATGTTTATTCAGGTCCATGAGTGTCCTGAATGTAGAAGTGAATCATTATATCTTATATCCCTTAAGGGTGAACGTACTCCATATTTGAGTATACTCAATAAGCATGAAGATCCTCATAAATGGATTATGGATTATAAGCATGATTTCAAATTCAAATGTACCAAGTGTGGTAAAGAATATGAAATCGATTGGAGATATGATGTACCAGTTCCAATAGACTGGGCTACACAGGCTATGCCTAAAGCTCTTGATGAGTTAACTCGTGGATAAAACAAAATATACAGTATGGGACACTGTTCCCATACTGTATATCAATTTTTAGTAATATTTAAACAGACCTCTAATAAGGAGGGATATACTATGCGTATTACATACATAAGATTAGAGAATTATATAGGTATTTATAATGGTCGTGGTGATGATGTATTAGAGATAGATTTATCTCAAAATGTGAATCCTATCGTGATTATTAGAGGCACCAATGGTAGTGGTAAGAGTACATTGCTTAAATCGCTTACACCAATTAATGATGACTCTAATGCTATTGTTCCAGGGGTAACTGGGAGAAAGGTTATACGATATTTACACAATGGTATAACTTATGAGATAGAATATGTGCACCCTATAGATAAAGAGGGTAAACGTAAACAGACTAGAGGTCAAGTCTATAAATATGGACCTAATGGTAAAGAAGAATTGAATCCGACTTGGAATGTAAGTTCTGCTAAGGATATCATTTATTCTTTATTTAACTTAGACTCTAACTTCTTGGCATTAAGTCAACTATCTTCTGAAGATAGAGGGTTAGCTGATAAGAGACCAGCTGAGCGTAAGTCGTTTGTGTCTTCGATTATTAGTGGTATTGAAGCATACAATGCTATGTATAAGATTATATCCAAGAAGCATTCTATGTATAAGAGTCTAATACAATCTTTGACAGCAAAGATTAATCGTATTGGTAACAAGGAGGACTTAGACCTTAGATATAATACAATAACTAAACAAGTTAGCCAAGCTATATCTGATAGAGATGCATCTATACAACGTATAGCTATTCTTAAAGCTAAACTAGATGAAAACAATGCAGAAAAGCTATTAGAAGAGTACAAGACCATTAATATTAGATATGAATCTATTAAGCAAGATCGTATAGCTCTTACTAATACATTAAAACAGTCTCCTATATTTAGACATCATATTGAGAATATCTATACTGTAGAAGAACGTGCTAAGCTTATTAAAGAATTAGAACGTCAACTAGAGCAAGATAAAGATAATCTACCACGTTGGAGAGAAGCATTAGAGCGTACAAATAATGCTCATGACGAATGTGAAAGAAAGATAGCTAATATCAATACTGAAATCAATAAGAAGAAATCTAGATTAGAGACTTTTATTGATGCAGACTTCTCTGAAGAGGAGTTTGGCAGATATAATGAAGCTGTAGCTAATCTTAAAGCTATAGAGAACGATATAGCTAAGCTAGACTATAGTATAGATAATAAATCTGAGTATGATAGACTCAAAGAGCTATTCGATATGATGAATAACTTCTCTTATGCTATTATGGATAGATATGAGTTTATTACTAGGGAAGATGTAGATACATTAGTAACCAGAAGCTCATCTTTCTATGAACGTACATTGGCTACTATAACTAAAGAGATTGAAGCATGTACTAAAGAACGTATATCTATAGAAGCAGATATGGGATTCTATGAGTCTTTAGTAGAGAAAACTAAGAATCTTGAGCTTAAACCTAAAGATTGTAAGTTTACTGACTGTGTATTCATAGTAGAAGCTATTGAAGCTGAGAAGAAGAAACCTAAAAAGGTTTTAATTACATTGACTGATAGGCTTGAAGATGTAAAAGGCAGACTAAAAGAGTTTAATAATACGCTACATCTTACCAATGAAGCTAAATCATTCATGGATAAGCTAGAAGCTTTACAAGTTGTCTTTGAAAGCAATAAGTCTTATCTATCTAAGATAGGTGCTGATAGTATTTGGAAAGGTTTTATTGAGTCTATTACTAATAATACTACAGCTAAGTTTTTAGAAGAGTATGTCTATAGAGCGACTAACTCATATAACTTGCTTGAAGCTAAAGAGTCTGTATCTAAGATAGTAGACTCTCTTAAAGAATCAGCTATTAAGTATAATGCTAATAAGTCCATCATTGATGAAATCAATAGTGATATTGATAGAATGGCAAAAGAATGTAATGGCTATGAGATAGAACTAAGTGATCTTAGAGGAGAAAGAGCTGATTATGATCTTTTAGTTATGGAAACAGACTATGCTATTAAAGAATCTGAAACTAATCTTCCTCATTTAGATAGAATTCAAGAGATTGATCTAGAAATGAGAGAGTTAGAAAAGAAAGCTAATGAGTCTAAAGCTAAACGTGACCTAATTAAGGAACTTAATGCTAAGATTCTTGAAGAATCAGCTGTGGCAGAAAGATGCAAGGATAATTACAATGAGCTTATAGCCCAACGTGATGATATTGCTCATAATAAGATTCTTATTGATGAATATCATAAGGAAATGCAAGAGTATACTGATAACTACGAACGTATCGAAGCTATCAAGTACTATGTATCTCCGAATACTGGTATTCAGACTATATTCATTGGTGCTTATATGAATGATATCATGGTTAAGGCTAATGAATTGGCTTCATGTATCTTTGGCGGTGAATTCGTCATCCAACCATTCGTTATTAATGAAACAGAGTTTAGAATTCCATGTTTAGGTAGTGGATTGATGAATGATGATATCTCTTCTATGAGTACATCACAAATCTGTATGCTATCTATGATTATTAGTTTTGCTATCTTAGCTAATGCTAGTACAGACTATAATATCCTTAAGCTAGATGAGATTGATGGTGGTTTAGACACTGAAAATCGTATTCAGTTTATTACCCTACTGGGGAATCTTATTTCGATGGTTGGGTGTGAACAATGCTTCCTAATCAGCCACAATATGGAGTATTCAGACAGGGTAAGTGTAATAGATATGACAGCTAGACCAGTTGAGGTGAGATAAATGAGATCATTTATCCGAATAAAAGATAAAATAGAACGATTCCTTGCTACAATACTAGTTATCTTAGCACCGATTGGTTGTATATTTACAGGTCTTGCATGGGTATACTCATATATAGGGTGTACCCGTGCACATAATAGTATAAACTATATAATCTACGATATAATAGGTCCTGCAATTTTAGTTACTGGTTTGGTGGCTATGGTAATTTGGATACCTCAGGTTATATGGTACATATTGTCGTATTTATTCAAAAGGATTAAGAAAGCATGGAAAAACTAAAGAATTTCATTAAACGAGAGATAGTTATTCTTCTCTGTGGGCCATTAATAACTTGTCTTGTACTTGTATTGTGTAAGATCCTTAACCATATATCACTAGAGTTATATGGTGAAGGGTCTTTACCGTATATTATGGGGGTACAGGCAGAAACGTTTCTATATACCCTATGTATAATGCTTATACTAGGATTGACGTTTGTAAATATATTTTTATTAATTGCTTCAGCTATAATAGTTGAGAAAGAAATCAGATAATGGGGTGAAGAGATGTTAGTATCAATGATAGTTGCACATGACTTAAATAATGGTATAGGTAAAGATGGTAAGCTATTATGGCATATACCTAAAGACCTAAAACATTTTAAGAAAACAACTCTAGGTTGTACTGTAGTCATGGGTAGAAAAACCTATGAATCTCTTCCTAACGCATTACCACATAGAGAAAATTGGATTCTCACTAATGATAAATCATATGTACCTAAACAACGATTCAATGACAAGGTTAAAGTATTTCATTCTAAAGAAGAAGTACTAGCTGAAGCTGAACGTCTTAGAAAGGCTAATATATTTATCATTGGCGGTGGAGAAATCTATAAATTATTCTTAGACGATGCTACTGATATTATAGCTACAGTGGTGAATGAAAAGCTACCAGCTGATACTTTCTTCCCTAAGCTAAAATCAAGTGAATGGGTAAAAGTAAAAGTCGAAGCAGACTCTGAAGTTGTAGACCGTAGACATTATAGTTTTAAGTTTGTAACTATGAAACGAAAGGAGAGAAAATAATGGCTTGTATTGATGATGAATTGGCTCAAGTGACCTATGAGGTTTTAGAAACTGTACCAAAATCTATATCTAGAACTATGCATGGTATAAACCCATGGTATATTGAAGTGAGTGATTATATCTTAACCTATGAAGATAAGGATAAATATAAACTTAGTCTTCATCAGCATGGTAAATGTATCTATGGTAAAGCTATTTACAGTTCTCATTACTTTAAAGCATTCGTACAAAAATTGTATGATAGCTTATTCATGAGTGGTAAAGTAGTACCAGATACTAGTAATAACCCTTGGTTAATTAAGGTAAGAACTCTACATAATTTATTGAGATCAAGATACGGAGAGTAATTAAAATGAAAAATGAAGAAATCGTAGCTAAACTTAGAGAATCACTTATTAATATTAGCAGTAGAATGGTGGAGCCATTAGTTGCTAGCAAATATGAACACGTCTTTATATTAGATAAGGATATCTCTGATTGTAATGAGTCAATCAAAATCGAAGTGACCATTCAATCTAATAAAAATATTCCACAAGCCGTAATAGAGGCTGAAACAAAAACAACTACACCACCTAAAGGGTATAGTAAGAAAATAAATATCGATGTTACACCAATGACTATTAGTCTTATAGATGATGCTAGTTTCTCTGAAGTGGCTAAATACATTTCAGACTTAGCGTATAATCTAAGTGATGTCATAAACGAATATGTGAATATAGAAGCTCTAGCAGAATTGGAATCTAGTATTCTAATGGTAAGTCGAGGACTATTTGATTATACTGTCATCTTACCAGAATCTAATACATCTATCGACTATAGAGTAGTACAAGAGGTTTCTGATGATGATAATCTATATGAAGTATGGACTAGATTCAATGGTATGATTATGTATGCAAAATCTGCACATTCTATATCTGGAGCTATATCTACAATAAAAGATATTTACCCTAAAAATATATCTGAATGCTGGTGGAGATTAGATCTCATTTCTTTGATGACTAAGCTATTCAATGTTAAAGAACCAAAGATAATTGATAATAAGACTTATGTTGAATATATCGGTGAATTCAGTTTACCAACTAATAGAAAGATTGATTGTAATTGCTGGCTTAAAGTAACAAAAAGCAATATAAATGAACAGTCTAAGCTATATATCGAATCTAATACGTTGACTCCGTATATTAGTATCAAAGTAGCTCTTGATGGGTTTGATAATATTGTCGGTTATGCGTATAATGCTATGAATAAGATAGCTGGTATTATTAGAATTCTAGATACTATGAAAATCGATGATGGTATGACATTGTATCAGCTATTAGCACGTGCATGTAAACCTAGTGCTCATATTGAAATTACATGTCACAATAGTAATATGGTTCTTATCTCTTATTATGAAAATGGTAAGTATAATAATATTTGGGTATCATTCCCTAGTCATAATAGACCTAATATTACTATTGGGGATAACTATGAGATTAGTGAAGCATGTGATAGCTTAGAAGAAGCTGTAATTAAGGTTATCACTGAAGCACGTAAAGATAAATAACAGTTTCATACGAGGTGAGTAATATGGAAGAAACAAATATAGTTGAAAATACGTTGGCTGCTATCGAAGAGATAATCAATATCGAATTTGATATGTCTCCAGATGAAAGCTATGAACGAAAGTCTTACTACGGTGAGGGTACATTATTCGGTGCAGATATCGGTGTATCTGTAATATTCGAAGATGATAATATTAAACAGCTTATTATCGAATCTATACCAGGTGGTAATAGTTATGGTATTGGATATGTATCTGTAATTAAGGATGAGCATGAGACATTTGATATATCTCATTCTATCCCATTAGCTATCGATGGTATTATTAAGATGCGTAAGCTCTTAAGATATATCAGTGAAGAAGATAAACAATTCATTCGTGATAACGAAGGCATTCTTACTATTATTGGTAAGACATACACTAATGAGTATAAACAGATTGTATCACAACTAAATACAATGGAATTATGCTTTGAATATATTCCATTGTGTATTTCTAGTTATGATGGTATCTTGTTAGAATATGCTTTTGATGTACGTACAACTAAAGACTATTCTATTGTAAAAGCTAGTCTTACTATAGACCAGGCTATCAAATACGTTAGAGAAAATAGTAGTAAGTAAAACAAAATTACAGGTACTGGAATTTCCAGTACCTGTATATTTTTATAATCGTAAAACTCTTTTTTTTTTAGTTGTATACTATAATGGTAATATCATGGTTATATTTATTTAGTTATTATAGAAAAGGAGAATATTATCATGTATACAAACGTAAACGAATTCAACACAGGTTCTAGTAAGGTTAAACGTTTAGCGTCTCATTATTATGGATTATCTAATAGTGTGACAAAACGTGGTTTCATCTACACTGATGAAGATGGAACAGTAGAGTCTGCAGAATTCTCCCACTATTCCAATCTTATTGGTGAAGTTGACGTGATTAAAACTTTCCCAGAAAGTGCTGAAATTGTTGACGAGTATTTCAGCAAGTACTTTGGAATGATCTTAAATATGGAAAATGATATTGAGCTCAATCCTAGAAAATCTTTGGTTGTGTCCAAAATCAAAAACCTTGATGGGCATTTGGTTATCATTGATGATAAATTGAAATATGTCTTCAGTGGTCTCGATGCTACAATTTGGTTTATGCCAGATTGTAATCATTGGCAAGCTAATACTGATGAGTCTAATTTATATCATACATTAGACGAAGCAGTATCAGCTATCAAAGATTATAAAGAATCATTGGGAAAAGTACCAACACTTATTCCTAATATGATCTAAAGAATATTACAGGATAGGAACAATGTTCCTATCCTGTAAACTTTTCTTTTTTCTATGATACTAAGGGTGTATTTAGTATTTCGTAAAACTGTTTTTTTTTAGTTGTATAATATAATGGTAATATTATGGTTATTATATTTATTTAAGAAAAGGAGATTAACCATGTTTATTAAAGACTTTAACGATTACGAATGTATGTACAAACGTTCTGAAGAAACAGACTACAACGGGAATCCTATTTACTATATTACAGTAGATGGTATTGAAGATGGAAATGTTATCATAGCAGATGTGGATGAGGATAATGAAGGTAAAGTGCTAGACCTTTATTGCTTTGTAGAAACAGAGAATCTTGGTGTCGTTCACGTATTATACCCAAATATAGAAGATGTTACACGATATAGAGACAATGAATATACTTCTGTTGGAGGGTATTTTGTAAGCGTTATACGCCGCTTAAAAAATACTGATAGTATTATTAACGATGTAGAAGAGCGCAAAAATGTTATCCGTTATTTAATGGAAACATTGGAAGCGGAATTTAGCATTTGCGGTACTAAAAGAAAATTTCATACACTACATGGTGATATAACATCACCAGATAACGATTTACAATATTGGGAGTTGTTTGATGTGAAGTATGAAACTTTAAAAGACGCCGTAGATAAACTGCGGAGTGATAAAATAAAAAGAGACACATGGGATTCCATACTTCCAAAAATAATCTAAAAGAAATAATACAGGATAGGGTATTTACCCTATCCTGTATACTTTTCTTTTTTTTTTCTTAGAGTAATAAGAATTATGGTTATATACTATAATTATGACTCATTGGTTATATTTAATTTAAAGGAGGATTTAAAATGAGTGGATTTATTGTTAGTGAAATTAAGAGTACAGAGCGTACTAAAAGAGACTTGTTTATGGATTTTCATAATTTTATAGGATGTCTGCCGTTAGGTAAATATCATAAGAAGTCAGTAGATAATGCTAGAAATAAGCGTATTGAAATTATCATAAGTGATACTGAAGATGAGGCTACTTTGATCATAAAAGATCTTAATGTGTCTATAGATTATCGTCTATATGATAGACCGTTTGGGTTTAAAACTATCAAAGTAGATGATATTGTTTATAATTTCGATAATCTACATGAGATTGATACAATGGTAATAAAGAAGATTGTAGATAGCTTATTATATTGGGCTGCTAGTGCTTCTGATGGTAAACCGTATATTTTACCTATGCATATATTTGATATGGCTACACGTATATATCAAGCATGTATCTTTATTGATTTTGCTAGACCGTTAGATGAGATTAATTAGGAGGATAAGATTATGAGTGAAGTTAAAGATCTTTATGATGGCAAGTATCATCTTGTCAACAACGAGATTCTAAAGTACTTAAATAAGTTCTTTGGAAGTTTTAGTCCACTAGCTATTGGTGGAGAAACACCTGAGGGTGTAGATATTGAGCCACCAATGGAGATAGTAAAAACTATGGAAACTAATTATGGTAATTGTAAGTGCACAATGAATCTAATAGATTTGAATATGAAATTCCATCTACTAGAAGTAATGGATGCTGAAACTAAAAGATTCACTTACATCTTTTATGCTTTGGAATTACCTACTGGTATTCAAGCAGGACAATTCTCTATTGGTGCTATAAAAGCAGAAATATTACGTGAAGCATTAGAGTATGTATGGAAGACTCTAATGTCTAGTTCTAAGTATAATGATATTGGTATTGATAGTACAGATGCATATGAATTGCATTCCATTATCGACTATATCTATTATACTAAAACTGTAACTGCTTATGGATTCGATTTTTAATAAGGGGTGTATAAAATGAGTGAGTTTTTAAGAATAGCTAAAGAAGAAGATTTTGTATATGAAAAGTATATACCAAGATTGTTTAATGACTTCTTTAGTCGTGTCCCATTTGACAATGAGGATTTCAATTACTTCATCAAGAAGAATAGAATTGTAAATATACTTGATACAAATAATAACTATATAGGTTATGGTATTCATTTACAAGATATCAATGTATATATTGTATTACAGTTCAAATGTGTTGATGGGTACATTACTGATACTAGAGTGGATTATTTTGTATTAGATCCATTTGGTAAGAATCCAGTAACCGTATTGAACAGATATGCCTATAAATTAGATAGGGATATCGTTCGTGCTATATTTGATGATGTAGCAAAGCTAATGGCAGAATTCAAATTTGATTATCCTGAATACAATAAGATAAACGATAAGGAATTCTTTGACTTAGCGCAAGACTATTTTTACTTAGCAACTAAAGATGCTATTTATAATCCACAGGAGGAATATTAAGATGAACTGGAATTATACTATTGATGAGACTAAAAATAATAGCCCATTAGACTTGGCTAAAGAGATTATAGAACTCGTTAGCCCTGATGGTTATGGGCATTATAATCAGTATGGTGGATATGAAAATATTCATTATGGAGAAGTAAATATCACACGCAATACCAAATTGCATGAATTAGTATATGCTTCTGAGAATTATGGTGATATTATTGTCAAAGTAATTGAGCGTACTAATGTTGATGTATGCTATAATACAGTATGTGATATTATGATAGGTGATAAACAATTCTTAGTTGATAGTGATCCTAAAGATGAGAGTGAACGTTATTTCTCTTTCAACTATATGACTTGTGATCCAGAAACTGAAGAATATACAGAAATCTCTGATACAGAATGCTTAGTAAAAGATTTAAAATATCTTTGTGAAGCATTGTTAGATATGGTGGAAACTATTGGTGTAAAACATGGGTATCGGATTAATACTTACATGCTACAGTACACACTAGACTATATCCAGATGGTTGAAGATGGTGAATTCGTTATCGATTACTTCTTTAATCATAATGATAGCTATTATTATAGTGCACATACAAGAGCACATTATTTTGATGACCCAGAACCAAGACCAAACCCATATAAAGATCCTGAGTTTGATGAAGAATTCTGGGAAGCAGTAGAAAATAGAATGGAAAAATAATTATTATTTAGGAGGACTTTAAAATGAAATTAGAAAACTTAGCTTTTAACAAAACTTTAGGATTTGAACCAAAAGTAGAAGATATCAATGTACCTAGACAAGGTAGTGGTACACTTAGATTGAAATCCACTTCTAGAAAGTTTAGTTTCAATGGGTGTATATATACTTGTAAAATAATAATAGATTCTGATGAAAATGTCAAATTGATTAGAATGTCATATTCTAAGATTCCTACAGCACCAGTAAGAACAATCATCGAGCTTACTGATATAACAAATAATGATGATATCAAGAAATACTTCGAAACTATCTTACTAAGGCTTAAAGTTTCTATAGACCAAATCTATAGAGAGACTAAAGCACAAAATGTTTTTGAGTATATCAAGGATTTAGATGGTATCTTAAAAATAGTAGATGGTAAAGTATATTTTGAATTAGATGGGTTTAATATTAGGATTGAGTTAAATAGTAATGAAGAATGGGAAACTTACTTAAATGATAAGCAAATTTCCACGCATAAGACATTACGTGAGGCTACTTGGGATATAAATGATATTCGCAAAAAGAACTTTGCGTTAATCCCTAATATTGTTTAGATAAACTAATACAGGATAGTACATTGTACTATCCTGTATATCCTTTCTTTTTTCTATGTTACTGGGGTATATTTGTAGTTTCGTAAAACTCAAGTATTTCAGTTATATACTATAATGGTAATATCATGGTTATATTATTTATTATTTGTATACAGAAAGGAAATATCATCATGACTACAAACACAAACACAGCAACTTTATCTTTAGTTTCTTGCCCAGAAGAAATGATGGCTAATTACTTTAGCCGTATTTCTGCTGAAAAGGCTGAAGGTATGAAGAAAGAGATTTTTGCTAAGTCTCAATCTGAACTAGAATCTCTTGTTAAAGCACTTAACGAGAATTTTAGTGCAGATACTTTTAATAGTGCTTTAGGTGATAGCGTGTCTGAAGAGTTATTTAATGACTCTGACAACTTAAGACGCCATCTAAAGGACGAAGCTATTTCCACTATTAGTAAAATCCGTTCTTTCGTTAAGAACGGAAATAAGCAAGCACTATCTATCCTAGATTGGATGGAAGGGTTAGCTGTAGAACAAGCTAGCGATATCGTTAGAATCATCGAAGATAGACGATAAAAAATATGGGTAGAGATAATATCTCTACCCTACTCTTATTTTCTTTTTTCTATGATACTGAGTATAGTGCACGTATCGTAAATCTCTACTATTTTAGTTGTATACTATAATGGTAATATTCATGGTTTATATTTATTTGGGTTATTATATAAAAGGAGAAATATATCATGAAAATTATTAATGTACGCTATGAAGGAAATGACTACATTTCAACTATCGCTGTTCCAACTACTAGAATGGAACAATCTATGTTGCAGGCTTTAAAATATGAGCTTATTTCCGATAAGGCTGAGTTATGCAACTGGCATCCAGAACTACTAGGCGAAGACTTAGCAGTTCAATATGCAAACGCTCTTGGCCATAATAACGTTGAGTTTAATGGAAGCGATGACTACATGGATGTATACGACGATCCTAATTGGGGTAACTATAGAGTTACAGCCACTCCATCTAATTTGGAGTGTATGATAGCTGGATATCGTTTATTAGGCCGTTATCGCAAGGTTGCAAGAATACTAAAGAAAGTAAAATCTTTAGGCATCGAAGCATGGGTATCAAATATGAAACCAGGCCATCAACAAGCATAAGAAAATAGGGTAGAGACATTGTCTCTACCCTAATCTTATTTTTATTTTTTTTAAATAGCAACTACCATAGGAAGTTTACCCATATGGAAGTAGTTATCCACAATTACACTATCTGGAGTAAAGTCATAGAAGTCTTGTACACTACCATTGATAACCAATCTAGGTTCTTGTGTTGGTAGATTACCAGACTCATAACGTTTAATTTGTTCTTGTAGCTGAGGTATATGGTTTTCGTAAATATGCATATTATTTACGATATGTGTAAACTTACCAGGTTTAAGTTTACATACATGAGCTATCATATGAACTAGCATAGCATATTGTGTTGTATTGAACGGGATTCCTAATCCCGTATCCCCCGACAAAGTGTTCTAGTATGGTCGTTAATCATACTACGTTCTCTTATGAACTGCTATATATTTCTATATAGATCAGACTATATCACGATCCGTCCCTGGTAGGACCCCAAACGTTTCCACCCACTTAGGTGTACTCTACTTGCTACAGTTATACTGCATGCTTTCGATAGTCGTTGAACACAAATCTATTATAGATTCTTCGTAAATGATTATCGTATAAGTAAATTATACGACGTTCCATTTTTAGTAAGGTTGTTCGATGTATATTTCTATACAAAGGCGCCCGTTAACGCTGGAGGAGTAAACAGTTTAATTTTCCATCTTGCACATCCCATAGTGTCTCATAAGCACATGGTTGTAGTACCATATCTGGGAGATCTTCTATGTTCCAGAGGGTAACTATCATACGTCTACTATCTGGATCAGTTTTAATAGTATTAATAAGATTATCTAGTTGATTATATTTGGCAATTTGATATCCGTAGGCTTTGCCTATAGTACCATCTTCTCTCATCCATTCATCCCATACATGACAACCCATCTTTTGTAATTCACGTACATCATTGGATTGCATTTGCCAGATCCATAATAGTTCTTTAAGAGCAGTCTTAGCTGCTACAAACTTAGATGATAAGATAGGGAATTCTTCTTGTAAATCAAACTGCATGATTTGGTGTGGTAGCTTATATGTCGGAATACCTGTACGGTTATTGCTATATGTACCGTGGTCTAAGATATTCTTTACAATATCAATATACTGCTTATCTGCGGTTCTCATTTATATACCTCCTGTGGAATTAAAAAATATATTTATATTAGTGTGTGAACTCTATATTAAATTACAATGTGGTGATATCGTAAAACTTGATTATTTCAGTTATATACTATAATGGTAATATGATGGTTATATAATTATTATTTAAGCTAATGCAGAAAGGATATCATCATGACTAGTTTAGAAATCTTACAAAACGCAACAGAATTCCAATTGAACACAGGTTTGGGTTTAGGTAGAAGAGTTGTTGAAGGATTCTTTGAAAGTAATCCATCAGTAGTTGCAATTTACGAATGGTTAAAACGTGAATGTGAAATCACACTTCCACCATTCGTAAAAGATCAAGACCATTTGAGAGGCTATTTAGAGGGTCAAATCAATTATCAACTAAAGCAATTAAATAAATGCTTGGTTGATAATGAAAAAATCAGCTTGGAGTTTGCTGGTCGATACTACATCCAAGTCAAACGTTATATGAAAGATGAGTTTATTGACTTGGTAGTCAATGGCTTAACAAGAGCATATAATGTAGCATAAGTAATATAGGGGTGGTTTATCCACCCCTAATACTTAATTATTTTTTTGTAATCAGGATTTGAATTATATAATATAAATACGATACAGTGGCTATATTATATTTTAGAAAGGAGATTTAGTAATGAGGCGAAAGTATAGTTTTGATAATTTTATGGATATACTTCCATTAATTATCACAATACTAATAGTAACTGTAGTATGGGCTTATATGGATCTAGAGTATGACAGACTATTTCATATGATAGCTTGTGTAACTGCTGGGTTTATAGTAAGTATAGTATTAGATAGGTAATTTATTTAAAAGAAGGGATGATTAAAAGAATGGAAACTTTATTTAATGGGATTAGATGGTTTGTAGAAGCAAACTATATGATTATTGGTATGCTAGTTATAGCTGCTATGATTGCTTATGTAGAAACCACGAAAGTTGGTGATAACGATGAGTAAGATTCAATACATTCTTCTTACATTATTATCTGGTGGATCTGGTACCTATATTATGCTACATAGCGATCAAGACCCTTATTGGCTAAGCAGAACCATTATGTGTTTCACATTGGTCGTACTATTCTGCTTTGCTTGGTATCACAATAGATACGTTGATAATATTCGTCTTATACGTGTGACTGCTGATATGCTGGTGAACCATAGCAACGAAACACCAGAAACGGTTAAAGACAGAATTGAACAAGCGAAAACAGATGAAACATTATCAGAAGCCAAACGTGCAGAAGTTATTAATGGTCTTGAACAAGTTTTAGAGTTGTTCAAACTATTCAATACTATGCCAACTATGGAAGAGATTACTAAAAGAAGTAATAATAATTGGTATATGGTTATAATCTTAACATTAATTCTACTTATTAATGTATCATGGTTAAATGATACGTTCGCTATGATTAGTACATTAATATTAATGGTAGCATACATTGTGCTCCAGGTTCGAAGTATTAAATTAGTAAGAGGTAAACCTGATGGAAAAGGAAAAACGTCTCTTTGGAAGTAAAATCTTCCTAGAAATTTTCTCTTCAGAGCTTATTACATTGATATGCTCTAATATATTAGTATCTATATTAGTGTATAAAGAAATATATGCATTGGCTTTTATTAATATAGTAATAGGCGGGTATATCATTTCTGTACAAAGCGGAGATATTTCTTCCAACAAGTTCATCATTAACCATTTAGAAGATGGTCTTGTTAAATTTAATGAGCTTACTGGTGGTAAGATTAAAACTAATCTTCTTAATAATACTAGTAAGCGTATCGCTATCGAAGAAGCATTAAAGAATGCCGTCAATGGTAGTGGAGAGGTGTTTGTAGTTGCTTTATTGGTTACTATAGTGGATCTTATAGTTTTAGTGTTTAAAGGGTTAGGGGCGTTCTAAAATGCTAACCATTTTGATGTATATAATCTTGCCAGTGTTGATGGCTTTTACTTTTATGCTAGCGTTGTATAAAATACTCCATAAGAAATATGAGTATATATTTATTATGGTAATGCTAGCTGGGTTATTCCACTGGTGGATTACATACCACGGAGGTATTTAATGTTAAGCTGAGTATAGTCAATGACTATACTCAGTCTATTTGTGTTTAATATAGTGAGAGGTGTATAATGAAACTTATAATGTGTCTTATATCTTTCCATGCTATAATGACAGTAGGTGCTGATTGGGCTATAAACTATCAGCAAGACTTATATAGAATCCTATTAGTATATATCCCAGGGATATTAGGTTCTATAGGGATAATACTATATATGAATATCAGGCTTAGACTAGATGAAATAGCTGACCATATAGATAAGAGCAAGAAAGCTAGAATAGACTATGCTATGGTTACTAAGACTTGTCATAACTATGGAAGAAAGCTTATGGTATTTCTAGTAGCAATATATATTCTATGGGTGATTGAAATGATTGTAGTTAATATTATAGGGATGGTATAAGATGGAAAGAATAGCACAAGAGATAATTAAGAGAACTGGTTACGTTATTGGTATAGTAGTTATACTACTACTGATAGCTTTAAATGTAAAAACATTCCCGTCATTTAGGGAATGGTATGCATTTATATTTATGCCAGGTGCTATATTCTTAATACTAATGACTTATAACTTTATAACCTATAGTATGTCTAAATACTCAATGAATGGTAATACTGAACAAGAGATATTACGTAATAGAGCTAGGTCTAAGCAGACTTGTATACGTTTCTCTCGTGGTATTACCATATATGGTGTTGGTATAGTCCTATGGTATATACTAGCATTCTTAGGGTCTATTATAAGCAATCTACCACAATTCTGATAAAAGAAATCCCAGTATAGTCAATGACTATACTGGGTATTTTGTTTTTTATAAAGTAAACTATTTTACAATTGCATACTATAATTGTGTATGGTAGATACAGCTATCGCTAGTAGCTGTATCTAAATTTACCCATACACTTGTAGACCACAAGTCTACATGCCGAAAGGAGGTGACTCCTATGACTAGAGAACGAGAATCTATTCTCGCTATCTGTGCTCAGATTCCTGAGCTCGAAGCTAGAAGGCTAGCTTCTGAAAGCATTCCAGTCGGTACTGAGTCTGGTGAAAGATTACCAGATAAAGATACACCGATTGTTCACATGGTACCACCATGGAGAATGCGGCTATACCACAAATACGGGGTATAGATAGATAAATACATGGGTAAGGGTATAGAACGTTCTTACCCATGTATTATTTTTTATACTTATTTGTTAGTGGTTTAGTAAATCGTAAAACTTAGTATTTTCAGTTGTATAATATAGTGGTAATAGAATGGTTGTATTATATTTATATTTACAAGGAGGATATTAACCATGATGAACCTATTAAAGAAATACTATTTAGATGTAACGTTTGCTTGCCTAGTTGTACTAGGTATGGTAGTTGCTACTAAGCTCGTATATATCACAGGTATTGATTATTGGAACTGGGAGATTCTCCCAGCTTCAGCTAGTCCAGCGTTGCGGGAAACCGCAGAAAATTATATGACAATTGCCCAATTAGAGGTAATTGGCATGTACATTTTCATTGGTTTATTGATGCCATTCGTTGCTACGATGTACGTTGCTTATCGCAACGATCCAGAGTTGCATCAAAAATAACAGATTGGGATACAGGTATTAAGCCTGTATCCCTTATCTTATTTTATTTTTTAGAATCCATCATCGAATGATGCGGAGTTACCATTTCTTGCTTGAGAGATTAATGGTGCTTCTTCTATACGACCATCATTACCAATAACCACTAATGGGAAGTCCATATTAGTATTAGAGTTTCTAGCTGTACCAGTAGCAAAGTTAATACGCATAGCTTCAAGCAAGAAGTCGTCTGGTAGACTTACATTTTCCACATATTGTTTTGTAGCTAAGTTCATCATCTTAAAGTACTTAGCATCTGTACGTCTATCATACACTACAACGACTTTAGTATTAGGGTTAGATTCCATAATCATACGATTTTGCTCTGGAGTAAACTCTTGAGATGGGGATAATTGAGTTCTATCAGATGGAGGAATCAAATCAAAGCTTTGTGCACGTTGAGCAATAAAGGATGGGAAGTCCATACCTTGGATAGCTTGTGGTGGAACAAAACCAGTGGATTCCAATTGTTGTCTTGGAGCATCCAATAAGTTTTTGTATAGACCCATGATAGCTGCATTATCATCACCAGCATCAATCTTAAGATCTTTAACACGAGACAATTCCAATTTAGCTGCTGTAGTGATATTATCATTGATAGCTTTAATAGCACTTAACTTAGTACTAGTAATAGTGGAGATTACACTAGCCATATCAGTCATATATTGATATTTACCCTTAAGACGAGATGACATACGTAATTGATTGAACTCTGTCTTAAGTTCGTCTTGTAATACACCTAGTTGAGATACAGTCTCTCTAAGCATATCATTGGTTTCATCATACATCTCAGCTATAGGTACATTAGTAGTTAAGATAGCGGCCTTTTCCTGTCTAACTTCACCGTCTTCACCATTCAAAGGTTTAACCTTACGTGGACGACCACGTCGTTTAGTTGGAACAACTAACTCTTTAGGTGGCTCTTCTAATTTAATACTATTATTATCTCTCATACCACCAAATAACTTTTTCTTAGGCGGAGTAACTTCAACTTTGAGTTCTTTGTTTTCCCCATCAATTGCAGTAGTAAACATACTTTCCATATTTTTATTTCCTTTCCTTATAAGGCTTCATATTGGTTTTTATATAGACGTTAACTTCGTAATAACTAACAGGAGGAATTATCTATGAAAAGTCAACTAATCTATGATATAAACAAGAAGTTTATCGTAACCATTCTAAAGAATATAAAATATAGTCCTAATGATATTGTCTTTGAATTTAAAAACTTCTATCTTTCTATTGACGTAAATAAAGAAAGAGAACAAGCTTCTTTTGTAATAACCGATAAAGAGGGTAAAGAGATTATATCATTCTTTAAGCATTATATGAAGTATACAGCATATAGTAACTGTATGCCAATAGATGACTTCTTAAGTGACCATACTATCAATGAAGCATTAAAAGACTTTATATTTGATGGTGGTAAAGCTATCAAATATCTATATGGTAGTGGACCTGGATATAGGATTATAACTAGAGAGTTATACCTGCTATTAAATGAGCATGCTAAAGCAATAACCAAAGATAATTTCAGTTATATACTATAATGGTGATACTGTGGTAGTTATTATCTTATCTAACACACCCCACAGGTGCATAAACTCTAATACCCAACTACTCCCTTTGGGTACTCTCCTTTAAAATATAATATAACCATTGAAAATGAACGGAAAAATTATTTATGCACCCATCTATAATATTCCCTATACAATAATGAATATAATCACCCCTCTACCACAGTATCACATTGAACTTCGGCAAGACACTCCCTTTCGGTGTCTTGCCACCCCTTATTTATTTTTTGCCTATTTAGCTTGATTTCAATGGGAATAGTAAGTTTTTACAACTCTGACCACATACCATTAATAGGAGGAAACAATCATGCTTCATATATACGATCAATATTTTGATGGGTCAGACTTAACGTTGCTGAACTCATTCTATATAAAATCTAAGAAAGACAAAGCTGGATGGACATCTCCATATATAGTTATGGTAGCCAGAGATAACTCTACTGGTGAGAAAGTTAGATGTGAGATAGAGAATCCAGAATACATATACTTTGTGGCTAAAGACCCACAATCAATAACTCATCATTATGATTACATTGAACGAGATAAAGTTATACCAGTTAAGTGTAATAATGGTGAGCTTCTTAAATCTATTGCAGACAATACAGGTAATATAGAATACTTCTATAATAATATCAAGTCTAGAGACTTTGGTGCTAATACTAAGTTGCATACTTGTAATACAGTATTCTTATCTGATATGGAACTATCTGACCATTATAGATTTTGGTTTAGTCGGAGATTCCCTAATGAAATTAAAGTTCCACCAACTAAAGCATACTTCGATATTGAAGTTGATATCTCAGAGATTGCTGGTGATTTTCCAGAACCAGGTGAAGCACCTGTATCTGCAGTAACTTATATCTTTGGTAATAATATCTACACATATATTCTTAGAGACCATCGTAATGTACTTGTAGAAGAATTTGAATTAAAGTATAGAAAAGGTGGATTAGATGGTGAATTGTTTAGTCTTATTCGTTCTACAGTTGGTGGTAATGATAGGGTTAAACACTTTGGTTTAGAGAATATGAAATGGGATGCTTTATTTTTTGATGATGAAAAGGAACTATTACATTCTTTATTCGATAAGGTTAATGAAGATAAACCTGATTTCATGTTAGCATGGAACATGGCGTTCGACTTACCATATATCATTGCTCGTATAGAAGACCAATTTGGAGAGAAAGCATCTGACTATATTTGTCATCCAGACTTCTATACTAAGGAATGCTATTACTATGTAGATGAACGTGCTGGCCAAGCATTAGCTGAACGTGGTGATTATGCACAGATATCTTCATATACTGTATACTTAGACCAAATGATTCAGTTTGCTTCTAGACGTAAAGGACAAGCAGCTTATCAATCTAATAAGTTGAACGATATCGGTCAACAAGTTGCTGGCGTAGCTAAGTTGGACTATCATCATATCACTAGAGATATTGGTGAGTTACCATTTAAAGACTTTAAGACATATATCTTCTATAACGTAGTCGACGTTATAGTTCAGGTATGTATCGAAAAAGAAACTGGTGATATTGACTACGTATACAATACTACAGTTGATACAAATACTAGATATGCTAAAGCCCATAGACAAACTGTATATCTTAATAACCAACGTGTTAAGATATACTACAATGATGGATTTGTTCATGGTAATAATATCAATAAGTTTAAAGAGAAACCTAAAGAGAAGTTCCCTGGTGCATTCGTAGCAGACCCTAATCTTATTAGTGATTTTGCTAAGATTAAGATTAATGACCAACCAGTATTACTATTTGATAACTCAGTAGACTTTGACTTTAGTTCTCTATATCCTAGTATTATTCGTGAGTTCAATCTATCAGCACCAACTCAGATTGGTATGATTAAATTTAATAATGAAGCACTAAGTGGTGCTAAGTTCATAGAAGACATAGCTACAGATGATAGTATCACATTCTGTCATAAGTGGTTTAATATGCCTAATGTAGAAGAGATGGTACATATCATCAAGATAAATGCACCAAGAATTCAAACTAAGAAACCATTCATGGCTTATACTGATGGTATACTTGGTGAAGTTGAACCTGATACATATACAACTTTAAACATGTTTAGACATTCTGATACAGAAACACAATCTATGTTTAAACCTAAAGAATTATCCAAAGGAGAGATTGACAATGGCGAAAGAGTATAACGTAGACTATTACAATAACCTTATAAAGATGCTAAAATGTGATAGCATCTTTAATAGTGAAAATGATAATGTATTACTCGGGTTTGGGCCTGGTATGTCTTATATGCAAATTGTAGCACCACCATCAAATAAACCTATCGAAGGTAATGCTAATATTAATTGTCTTGATTTCAAGAACTGTATGAAACAAGAGAACTTTACATTCTTACATGATAACTATGAGTTTGGTCGTCAAGATATCTTAGATAAGTACTATACCATCTTAAGTTATATGGATACAAAGAACTTAGAAGTCCAATATAATAATGAAAGATTTGTAGACAAGTTCCAATATTTCTTAGATGCTAAAGCTAGTGATGGTGCTATTAAACTAGTAGTGGAAACTAAGAAAAGAGATTATGTATGTATGATTTCTCGTGGTATCTTCCCTATCGTTAAAGGAGATAAGATGGAATTATACTTATATGATATTCCAACTACGTCTAAGTTTAAGTTATTAGTGTTTAGACTATTCAAACGTAATGGATATATTATCGACCAAGTATTCAAATTATTATGCTAAGTATGTATTTTAGGCTATGGCTCTCTGGGTCATAGCCTTTAAATGCTGAAACATCCTACTAATATGCTACTTTTTTCAAGGAGGTAAATAATGGCTGATGATATCAAAAAAGATACAGCCGAGCAACGTGACTTAACTAAGTCTATTTCTAATATGCTCAATGGTTTGTATCGAAGAGCTTATATGACTCAACCAGATGCTAAAGATGAATTAGATGCATCGGATGCAAATATATCTGATACAGTTGAACGTATCATCTCTGACTCTAGTTATAAGACTGGTCTAAATAATATTTCTACATTATATGCTAAACTATTACGTTCTCGTGGTGGTACTGCAAGTAATGATGATATGAACCAGATCTTTGGTAACGATATGGAGCTTAGTGGGTCTTTATATAATGCTTTCTTTAATAATAAGAATCTTAAAGACTATGATGCTGAAATCGATATGATTTGTAAGTATATGCCTAAGCTAGATGCAGCGTTAAGTACATTACTAGATAACGTATTATCTGCTGACCATTTTGCTAAAGACTATATTACATTAGCAGAAACTAACTTCTCTATGGTTAGTAACCAAAAGACTATAGTTAATAACGTAGAGCTTATTAAGCATAAGTATAACTTAGCAGAGAAGTTCCAAGATATTGCTTATAACGCAATGAAGTATGGTGAAGAGTTCGTATATATTATTCCATATGCTACAGCTATTACTAGACTATACAATAGTAATCAAGCAGCAGATGTGGTTAAAGAATCTGTAGAGTTTGACCAAAACTTTATTAATACTTACCAAAACCAAGATTCTCGTGATAAGATCAATTTTAATGACTTTAAAATAAACTTATCTTATTATAATGGATTACTTAACGAGTCTATTGTAGCCAATATTAAGGCAACTGAGAGACTCAAAAGTATCCAGGAGCAAAGTTTTAACGAAGCCTATGTACCTGTACTGGAGGCTATGAGCGACACGCAGAAAGCCTCTTTACAGAAAGATACAAGTATCTCTAATGCACTTACACCTAAAGATGAATTAGACGTAAAAGACTTCTTTGAACCTACCCCAGATGGTATTACTGATCCTAATAAAGCTAAGAGGTATGGTAAAGAGATTAAAGCTGCTGGTGCTTTAATGAAAGTACTTAAACGTGAAAATGTTGTACCTATCTATATTGATGATATCTGCTTAGGATATTACTATATCGAAGGAACTGCTAATAATTTCTTAGATAAAGATACTGCATACCCTATGGCTGGTATTACTGATCCATTGAATAGTATGGCTATGTCTAAATCCCCAACAGCAGCGTTAAAGAACTCTGGTAATATTAATGATAATATGCTACGTGGTATTGCTGCTAAAATCTCTGGTATGATTGATGCTCAGTTCATCAAACTAAATAAAGATCTATCTAGAGAAATTTATGCTATTCTTAAATACAATAGCATGACTCTCAAAGGAGAGAATGCATTAAACATTACATTCATCTCTCCTGATGATTTAGTACATTGCTATTATAAATTTGACCCTGAGTCTCATCGTGGTATTTCACTACTAAATGATTCTATGATTCCAGCTAAACTATATACTGGTATGTATATCTCTAATACATTAGCTACTATGTCTCGTGGTTATGATAGACGTGTATACTATGTAAAGAACTCTGGTGTAGATACTAATATCTCTCAATTGCTTCTTCAAACTATGAAGCAAATCAAGATGACTAACTTTAATATTAGACGTTTTGAGAATATGAATAACGTATTGAATATCATTGGTCAATTCAATGACTTCATTATTCCGACAAATGCTTCTGGTGAATCTCCTGTACAGTTCGAAATAATGCAAGGACAAAACATTGATCCTCAAACTGAACTTATGCAGAAGCTTGAAGATATGGCCGTAGATGCTACTACAGTACCTGTAGAAATCGTAAATGCTAGAAACTCTCTAGACTATGCAGTACAAGCATCTATGACATCTAGTAAGTTCTTAAAGACTGTAATTAGTGACCAAATCATTACTAATGCATTCTTTAGTCGTATTATGACACAGTTGTATAGAGCTGAGTATGATGATTCTAAGGCTATTATCAATGTATCCTTACCACAACCATCTTACTTAAATACATCTAATACATCTACTATGATTAATAATATGAATGATATGGTTCAAGCTATAACTGATTCTTATTCTGATGACTTCACCGAAGAACAAAAACCATTGTTTATGGCTAATATTAAGAAAGAGATGCTACGTACTTATATCGACCAAGATATGGTAGATAGAGTGGCTAAACAAACTAAATTACAACTAGCAGCTAAAGCTACTAATGATGATGATGGTAGTGATGATAGCTCTGGTGGATACTAAGAGATACAAAAAACCCCTATATAGGCAATGCCTATATAGGGATTCTTTTTAATACATATTAACCTTGGAATTCAGTAGTGCCACCAGTATTACCAGTGCCATTGCTAACAAGAGTTTTATGATATGCATTGAAAGTACCACTGTAACGGAATTCAGATTCATTCCAGATAGTACCTTTACGTACCCAGTCAAGTAATTGTTGAGCACGTTCATTGATGTACCAGTTAGAGATAGGTACACAGTTGTATTCAATGGACAATTCTTTGAATTCGTATTGGCCTTTTTCAGAGTTATACAATTCAGAGAAGTCAGCATTAGTTGGTTGAGCTGCAACCAAGTAGTATGCTTTTTCGATATGACGCATTGTGTTATTAGTTACGATATACATGAATGTGAAACATTCGTTTTCGAAACCAGCATCCAATACGCCTTTTTCGATAAGACCATTGTAGTGTTTAACACCAGTAGTTGGGTCTTTAATACCACGTAAGTACAATTCATGTACTTTAGTAAGTACAGAACCAGCTTTTTCAAAGAAACGCATGGAGATCTGAGAAGCAGATGGAGTTGTAACTTTGTTGATTACGTTAATGGATTGGATACCATTAGTCAATTCTGCAGTTTCAGATTGCATGTTATCGAGACCACTCAAACCACGGAATTCATATTCCAAGATATGAACGTAAGTATCGATAAGTTTTTTGTAACGAGTATTACGGTCAGCCAATTCAGTTAAGAATCGAGGAATATCCAATACAATAAGTAAGGAGTAACCAGATTCGAATTGGTTGAATTGTTGTAAGTTAGCCCAGTCTGTAGTACCACGGAAAAGGGCATAGCCTGTTAGGTCTTTGGTATCAGTTGTACCATCAAAGATGAAAGGAATTTCACCGTTTGTAAAAGCCATTGTTTAGTTCTCCTTTCCTTATACGTTATCAGCAACTGGGATAGCAATGATACGGAAGATTTCGTATTGTACGAAGTCTTTGAATTTAACTTTGATAGAAGCATATACAATTTTATTAGCTGCATAGATTGTATTTTGTTCCATAACCAATTCGATAGAAGCGAATTTGGATTTGAATTTTTCAATAATACGGTTAACGTCAGCTTTGTATTTTTCAAAGTCTTGACCAGTAATGAATTTGTAACGAGATTTAGGACATTCTTTACGAATTTCTTTAATCAATTCTTGTACAGTAAGTACGTTGTTGATGAAAGATAATTGAGTGTAACGGTCTTGAGATGTGTATTCGGAAACCATAGTGAATACGTTGTTAATATTCATACCATAGTTTACACGCATATCTTCCATTTTTGTTTGTTGGTCCAATGTAGGAGTAACTTTAGGAATGAAAGATACAGTTTTGTCAATAACGTTAGGAATGATCCAGCTATTAGCTTCACCAGCACATACCAAGTTACGACCATTACCGAAGTGCATACAAATCAAACGAGCAATATCATAACCGATAGTTACAGTGATTTGTTTGTTTGTGTAAGGGTCATAGATATCATAGGATTGGCAATAGTCAGCTACGAAACGAGAACGGTTAGCGTCAATACCACCGATCATGTCTTTCTTAGATTTGATTGCCAACAATGTATTCATACCAATACCGTAATCACGGAAGAAGAATACGTCTTGACGGAATTTACACAATTCTACGATAGCAGTTTTAACTGGTAATGCATAGTTAGCATCAACTACAACGTCAATTGGGGTATTATCAGTATTAAAGATATCATCAGAGAATGTACCATCGAAAGCTTTCTTCATTTCTTCATCGTAAGGAATACGATAAGTTTTGTTTAACTTACGAGCATCTTCTGCATTCAATTTTTCTCTATAAGTTAGAGGGTAACGACCCCATTTACCGTTGTCGCCACCTTTAAGGAAGTGACCTTCGGAAACGTTTAAGAATGTAGTTGTTTGACCATCTTCGTTTTTGTCATTAATGTGAATCTTAGCGAATTCTTGACCACGATAGTCTTTACCATTTAAGATATCTGCTGTTTTCAAAATATTTTCATCAATATTTGTCATCTTAGCAACAGCTTGGAAGAACAAGTTAGTTTGGTCTTCGTATGCATGTACTTTGATTTGAGCAGCAGAACGTTTGGATACAGAATCAATGTACAAGTTGTAACCACGTTCTAATTCATCAGGGTTCAAGGAGAAGATCATGCTTTCTAAAGCAACATCGTTCTCATAAACGTCTAATTTATAACGAGCGGATTCAGCTGTACGGGATAATGTAGCATCCAAGGATACACGGATACGTTTGTTAGAAACACCACGACCATTGTCAGTTACTACGAATAACAAGTAATCGTTCATACGTGTACCAGCAGCAATAGCTTCACCAGTGAACTTTTCAGCTACTGTAAGAGCATTACCTTTTTTCTTCAATACATAGTCAGCTAATTTCTTAATGTCATTACCGATCTTTTCTTTCAATAAAGTATCAGAATCGATAGACTCTACAGAGTAGCTGATAGAGCAAGTATTGATGATAGCTTTTTGTACTCGAGGATCAGAATCAATAGTAGTAGGGTCAGTGATAGGTGTATCAAAACCATCAGCAGCACCTAATTCCATGATTTCTTCTTTGATGTATCGAGGACGATCAGCTTCTTCACGATACAATGCTACGTCAGAAGTTAACCAGTATTCTTCGTCTTTGATAGGTTTCAAAACACGAACACCGTTTTCTTCAACTTCTTCACGAAGAATATTGAAGTTTTCATCATGACGGTAGCGGAACAATTGTTGCTTATCTTCTTTAAGATGAGCAATTACTGCAAAGTTAGCTAATGTGGAATCAGGATGCACTACACGTTTTGCATACAAGATACCGCCATTGTTGATAACGTTAGCAGCTTGAAGTAAAGGTTGGCCATGGCGTTGGAAAGAGATCTCGCCATATTGCTCGAAGAACTTATTACCTTGGATATGAATATAGTCTTCTGTACCCTTATCAGAAGTGAAAGCCGAAAAGACCACTGGTCTTGTCGTATTGTCAGATATCTGTAGGGAAGGAATATCGGACTGATCTTCTAGAATGATTGTAGTACCAATCATATGTTTTCCTCCTTTAAAATCAAAAAATTTTACAGGTTAGTCATATTATAATATTACTAAACTTTTACATCTATGTTGGATATAAGCCTTATAGGGTGTATTACCCCATAAGGATTTTTTCCATAGGAGAATCAACTGTCTTATCATTAATGATAGCATTGACTACAGCATCATCCCAGTTTTCAGATGTAATAGATGAGAATGGTGAAATATATTTAGGTACCATCTTAACTGAAATAGATTTGTAATGATTCATATTTGGGTCTTTAGCTAAACGGAATTGGATAGATTCGTCTTTAGCAGATCTACATACTTGAGATATAATCATACCAAACATTTGAGCAGATAGACCGAATGAACTACCATTATACTTAATACTATCCATTAAGAATGTATGTAATTGGTCATAAGGGATTGTATTAGGAATATTGCCTGTAATCAAGAAGATCTTAAACATGTTTTCCACGTTAGTAATATCTTCTGGAGACTTAGTATTTAAGATAGCTATATCACCCTTATGGAAACGTAATAAACGATAGTCCTTAGGGATAGGTGTCTTCTTATCTATTACATAGTCTTTGACTTTATCTACTTGGTTAGGCATACAAGATATTACCATAGGGAAGTAGAACATCTTTAATCCTATTTCAGATTTACCATTCTTATCAAATACTTCATAGTTGAATAGGCCTAATGTATTTACATATTCACCAGCAAACTCAGCATATTTCATATTACCATCAGATCTAAAGTAATCTTCTGGGATATAGAATACTAGCTCTCCATCACCATTAAAGATAAGAGAGTCTCCTTCTTTAGTTAAAAATTTAGGTATTGCCATTATATATACCTCCTTCTTAATGAGTTGTTCAAGTATAGCAGTTTTACAGGATTTCGTAACCCTGTTTTTTTTTTGATTGTATATTATAACTGTATACGTATTTGGTTATATTTAATT